TGGAACTTTATGGAACTTTTATGGTTTTTTCTGGCCAACTTTGTTTTTCAAAACCGGGCTTTTTCGCCCAAAAGTGGCCAAGTTCCATAAAGTTCCATAAAAACTTCTCACAAAAAAGTGGGCATGGCCAAATATTTCTGGGCAAAAAATGGCCAAAAGTTCCACAAAGTTCCATGGATTTTACATAAAAAGTTCCACAAAGTTCCATGGGTTTAAGCTGCTTTATTCGCCGTGTCCACAGTAAAAGAAGTCGTCTTCACCCTCGCAAATATCGTATTCATACCGATGGATACAATCCTTGCACCGTACAATCCTCCCTTCGGAACGATGATCATCGTATTGACCTTGATTCCGAAAGGCATCAGCCACAAGCCGATGCACGTAATATAACCTCCCTTCAATTCGCACACGGTCGTATCCATTGTTGTTATGCGGCTTCAGCATCCTCCCAGTAACAGCGTTCTTGACTTTGCCAAGATTACTCACCTCATAATTCGGATGGTCCTTAATAGTTTCCCAACGTTCCATAGTTCTTACTTCCTTTCTAGCTCATTGGCTATTTCAATAATTTTATTTGCATACTCGCTAACTCTCCCCTCACTATCAAGGCGATCGGCATACGCATGTCCTCCGTTATAAGCCATCAATACCCATTCAATAGACTCACCCTCCTCAAGCAAGTCTGCCAAAATATCAATACCCACCTTGACGTTTTGACGGGCGTCTAGCAAGTCATCGCACCCCAGCTCAGCCATTCTCGCAGTGTGCCATCTAAACTGTATCTGCATCAAACCAAGGGATCTACCATGGTCTCCAACTGCTGAAGCGTCATAGTTCGACTCCTTCTCAATAATTGCAATGACTATAGCAGGGTCTATCCCAATGTCTTCAGACAGCTCAAAAATATAAGTCTGTAAGTCCTCACCAAGTGGTACGTCAAAGAATCTCGGCTTCTCTTCTTCTATCAGGACCTCTGTCTCAACTGAAGTCTCTGTTTCAACCTCTGTCTCAACTGAAATTTCAACCTCTTTCTTGGTGTCAATCTCAAACGCCAGGGTCTCTATCCCTTTCATCTCATCGAGACCAGTATCAACCGCAGTCACCTCAACAGTCTCAAGGGGTCTAAACTCGGCAAGATCCCCCACGTCCTTAGCTTCGACAAATGCGCATAAACACAAGGCACAAGTGAATATCAAGCATACCGAAACCTCTAATACCAAACATTGCTTTAAATTTTTCATTGTTTTAGCCTCCTTAAATAGAAAAAGAAAGAGCCCTTGTCGGAACTCTTTCTTTAGATTTACATGTCTGTTCTTATGAAATACACGTCGTTCATCCTGTGCAAGACCCTAACCGGTAAGTTGTGGTTTCTAGCGAACATGCGTAGGGTTTGAGCTGCTGACTTATCATCTTTGTATTCATCATGATTGAAACCAAGCCTGGCGGCTTTAATTTGCATAGCCATGAATTCATCAAAGACCGTAGCCAGATCCTTTCTCCTCGGTCGTTCTCCTTTGTGGTCGCCTCTCGGTACCGGGTAGTCTACCTTTGTGAATGTCATACTGTATTCTCCTTTCAGATGACAGAAATTTGTATTTTCCACAAAAGCGCATGTTATTCTCGCGAGGTCCTCAGAAGCCCCTATAGGGCGCCCTTACCAACTACTCAAGATATGTAAGAACGCCCGTCACAGAGCCTCCTAGAGCCTCACAGATCCCCTTCAGCACGGTGTTGACTAGCTCCAGCATCAAATCCGTCAGGATATCTAGCTTTGAGCTTCGTGATGTTCATCGTAAGGATGGAATCGAGATCATACCCGATCGCATCGGCACAAAGTGCGAGATACCAAGCAACATCACCAAGTTCTTTAGCCATATGCATCACATCAAGGTCGTGCCCCTGGAACATATGCTTCTTCATCAAGTCGATTGCTTCACCAGCCTCACCATTCAAGCCCATAAGACCGTTAAGGAGCTGATCATCTTTACTATTGTATTTAGCTGCTGTACGCATCGCAGCCATCTGGTATTCATTAACCTTCATTCTATTATCCTCTCAAAATATCAATCTCCGCCTTTAGAGTAGCCACCCCATTTAGCCAAGGCGTGTTTTTTCTTTAGACCTCTTGTGATTTGTTTGTCATGCCCTTCTGTGTACAGGCTAGCAGCCTTTCTACGTTGGTATTCCTTGTCCCGCTCCTTAACATACTCAGCCCATCGAGGACAGTCATTGTGACAATTCTCACCCCTCTCAGGGCAGTCTCTCTTGTTTAGGCGGTCAAAGCAAGGTGGATGTATTTCCATTTCAAGATACCTCTTCTTCACGTTCCCATTCTTCGAGATCGATACCATAGTCCTTGAGTTTCCTCGTACACAGCCAGGCGGCATCAGCGTCGTCCATGTGGTATCTATCTACAAGATCCTTGATAGCTTTATCAAAGCTCTTGTAGAACCTCTTAAGCTTGATCTTACCAAAGCCGAACTCCTCGTGTATACGCCACAAGACTGTTGCAGTGATCTCCCGAGCGTTCTTCTCATCGTATTCAGCACACTGTCTACGGATTTCAGCCTCCATAGCGCCTTGACAAGCATCGTTGAGCACGTCGAGTAATTTGTCAGCTCGTCTCTCTTTAATTCGTTTCTTGACTGTCATTGTTGCATGTTACCTCCGTATACTTTGTAGGATATATCCAAGGGGCGGAGTTTATAGTTAAGTCCTGTCTGTAAGTGATAGCCTCGTTAGTCGGTGTACACCGTCCACAAATAACCTTAATCTCGAGGGGGCTCGGTACGACGATGTTAGCCTTGTGCATATCTTCGTACATCCTACAAACATCCTCGCAGTACTTACAAATATCACGGTTCTTGCAATACGTGCAGACCGTCTCCATTACAGCTTCAGCCATTTTTAATTTCTCCTTTTCTTATTTCATCAGCAGTAATTGGGTTTACATTCCCAATCTCGTTGATGGCGTCTACAATCCCATCCTCGCCGGTTATGAGCTCAGAATAGGGTAGCGTCTTCATCCATTCGCAGAGGGTTCTCCATTCGTCAAGTTTGTGATCCTTGCGAGACTTGTACATGTTAGCGAGTACCTCATAGTTAAGCATAACCGTCCTCTTTTGGTTGTAACTTGAGGGGAGAAGCTGAATCATCTGCCACCACACGTTTTTACTATCATAATCAAACGCACGTTTCGTGGTTGACGCTTCTCGCTCAAAATTCAGATACATATCTCTGTATGCATTTAATGCTTCGATTATATCTTCGATATGTTCTTTCGCGGGGGTAATCAAGTGTTCACAACTAAAGTCATCGAGCGTAAATTTTTTGTCTGCAATTTTATGCATGGTGCTACAGGAGTTCGCGGTAGTACCTACCTTGTACGTATCAAACTCCTTCCACCAGTACAAAGGAGCCGTAATATCGAGATATACAGTAATCATTCGCATGAATTTACGATGATCTGTTCCAGCCTTGCGAAGACGAGTCATAAGATCGAGGTCATTATTCCCAATGCAATATTTTTCTCGTAAATATCTATCATTGGCAGCTGCTGGATTAGTTCCGGGCGTTTCTATCAAGCACCATTTGCTGTCGCTCTTTTCCCAACTATTAAGAGGATTTCTCATTCCCCTTAAAGCAGCCTCCCAACCCATTACTTCTGCATTTTCAATCTTAATCATAACTTTCTCCTTAAATTAAAAATATGTATAACCAAAGACCACAAACGTGATGGTCAGATAGTTACCAATACCATTCCTCATCAAGCTCAATTAGCTCAAACTGGTCAAAAACATTAGGATAGAAAACCCCGAGCCAAAAGTCATCTTGAATTTCTTGATAGTAAGCAATATCTTCATTATACTCACGAATGTCGGCCAAGAGATCATATACAACATTGTCATCACAGTAGATTTCATTTTCATACTGATAGACAAGCGAGTCATATCTTTCCTTGTACTTAGCAACCTTTGCATCGGTACCAAAGTTACCTATGCAGATAGCAACTGTCATAAAAAGTATAACTACACCTAATACAACAGAGATCACCTCAGAGACGTCAACAATGATATCATAATAATCATCACTGATCTTGTTCTTGATTGCAATCACAATGATAGAGATTACCAATGCTGCAACAACTAAGTAAAATACCATAACTGCCTCCTATTAATTGTTTATTTTGTTTTGTTTCTTCTTTACTTGATTCAGACACCACTTTGTGCCTGTGCATTTTTCCTTCTTGCAATTCAGACATAGCTGAATTTCTTCAGGAGTGTCTATGCTTGGCGCAAGGTCTTTATTAGGTTTGTTTCTCTTCCGCAATTTGTAATAACCTCCTTAATCCCAGCGTTTTGAATCATCCTGGCACAGATAACACAAGGTTCTGGACCGCAGATTTCCCTTCCGTTCTCAAAGCCAGCTAAATATAAAGTGCCGCCAATCATCTCAGAGCGTGCTGCACTGATGATGGCGTTCTGCTCGGCATGAACCGAGATACACATCTCATACATAGCCCCATGAGGAATGTTGTTTTCTTCACGCCAGCATATGCCGTTATACAGACAGTCCTCGTCACCACGGGGCGCTCCATTGTACCCCGTAGCGATGATCTCGTCGTGATTCACGATAACAGCACCGTATTGACGTCTCAGGCAAGTCGAGCGCCTAGCCACAGCCCTCGCGATGTCAAGGTAATACTCAGTTTTACTTGGTCTCATGCTTACATCCCCTACACTCAGCATCACGTTTATGTATGTCGGCCACAATTCTATCTAGTATAGCGAGTCGTTCACGTTCTCTTTCAGCTTCTTCTCGAGTGTTGAACATATCGTGGATGGAAGGCCAAGAATAAGCACCACCATGATTGCTCAATATTTGAACAAGCGCATCTCCTCTATCCCTTGAGTATAGACGGATGTCAGCAATTGTGTGTTCTATGATCTCAAGATTGAACGGGTCTACTTCATATAGAATGTCGCCTATACGGTAGGTATGTCGGTCTTTAATCATAATTATTTATCCTTTCTTAATTCGAACATATAGCAAAACGGTCTAGGTGTGCTTGGGTTGACTTTGCATTCTTTGACTTTGCATTCGAAGAATTCGTTCATATGCATACAGAATTTACACCGCTTGTGTCTCCTACGCCATTTATCTCCAGGTGATTCATCTACAGCGGGATATCGTTCACAGATCGCTTGGACCATTTCTTCCCGTACGTTAACAGGATCCATACCAATCGGATACCACTTTTCACCAAGGAGATGATTTGATATGGTGATTAAAGCATCGTTTAACTCCGCTCTTGTTTTCTCCAAGGTACGTACAATTCTATCTGCATCTGAAATATCGCGTTCGTATTCATGAGTTTGAAGATCCATTTGATTGAAGCTTGCAATAAATTCGCTCTCACACAAATGGTGGAGTCTATCTTCTAGATTCTTGTTTGTATCATCGTACTCGCTCATGTTTCCTCTCCTTTTCTTCCTGAATCTGCGAATGCACCAATGTTTTTGGCCATCTCAGTAAAGTTATAGATCGTTAAGTCTGCACATTTATTAAGTTCATCTAATGCTTTATTGACGTCTTTGAGTGTCGCACCTTGATGAGCGGTCTTCCACCCAAATTTCCTTCTAAGTTTGTCCTGCAGACTCTTTCTCTTCTTGGTCATTTTCATTTTTCTCTCCTTTTCAAAATATAAAAGAATAGGAGACCTAGATTTTCTCTAAGTCTCCTAAACTTTCTCATAATATATGGTGCAAATTTCGCGAATTAGTTTTTGTCTTTCTCCATGCTATACACAGCAGCAGCTTTAAGACGTTTCTGGCATCCCTCGCAAATATAAATTTTTTCACGAGAAAAGCCATCCTCAGCCCACAGATACCATTTTCTTTTGGCGTTAATCACAAGATACTCGCCAACATCTTCAGTACCGCACAGATCACAGGTGATCACTTTCCTAACCCCCATAATCTTCACTCCATATTAATCGGTGTCCCGACAGTACCAACTGACCCATCTGAGTCCTTTGCTTCAAACTTGTCCCCAGGCAGGGGGTATTTGAACCTAAACATAAGGTAGTTAGCAGCGTCCACCAGATGCTCAAGGTTGTGGTCTTTCTCAAAAGCAGAAAGGCAGAGTTCTGCCGTTTTAATAGCATCAACCCTGCCTTCCCCAAAGTTTTTCCTGCCAGGCCCGTATTTATAATACGATACCTCAATCCGATTCTTCCTCAATCGGTCAAACTCATCCGAGTATTCAGTTTTAAGAATATCAGTCATCTTTTCTCTCCTTTTTGTTTAGTTAGATTCACATAATATGGATACTTCGATATGTGTTCCAATTGGGAAATGATTGCTCGTCCCGTTCAGAAATGCTTTTACACCATCAAGAGAATATCCATCTATTTTATAAGTCGCAAGTTGCGTATTTTTGTTTCCAGTACATGACATAGCGCTACTACCGCCAATGAAAGTGAAAACGTTATCCCTAGCAGTAGTCTTCCAACCAGCGATCGTCCCGATTACACGAATTGTATTATCCATATAGGTTGCGGATGGATATACCCAAGGAGCACCGTTATTATCTGTCTGCGTAGAATCAGCGGGGGTTGATAAAACAAGCGTCAGTCCAATCGGATTATAACTTGCGATTGTTTTACCATTACTATCGGTAGAGATTACAATTTCAGTCTTCTCTTCTGTCAAATCAGACGAATGAACAGTAATCCATTTGAGATGTTTCTGTGTCGGCATATCCACCGCTTCCGTCTCAGTAACCTTACCATCCGCATCCACAGCCTTGACCTTGACAATCTGCCCGACTTGTGCAGTGGTGGGAGCGGGGAGCTTTTTGGGTTCATATTTTTTATAGACTATTTCTCCAGTCTCTTTATATGTTATGGATGATGAATATATAGAATCGTTTGTATTATGAACTCCGCTAAATGTTATATGATCAGGTGCAATATCGGCTTTAGTAAACACTTCATCATTATATTTTGCTTCAATTGGAACTGGATATCTCGATATGATTCTCATTAAGAGTTCATATGGATAACTTGCAGCCATATTATTCTCGTCGTCATAGAATTCCACAGTTATACCCATATATTGATATGAAGGAGTTAAATCTACAAATTCAACTTCTGCTGAATACCCGTCTCCGCCCTTAGCTATGATAATTACACGAGTGCCATCACCAGTAACATTCGCAAATGCGATTTGATTGTCGGAATATTCTATTATGGGAATATATGCGCTTCTTTCATCATCATATATACGAACAATTTTTTCACCACACGCTTTTAGTATTTCACTATAATCCGTTTTATCTATGGAATACACGTTTTCTCCATTGTTTACAGTAGTGATCATGGTAATCGTGTAAAATTCACCGTAGGATAATTTTGATCCCATTATCGCGCCTTCACCACTTACTGAATACATAAAGGCTGTAGATTTGCCGTATGCAGATATTAACGAATATTCTTTATAATATTCGTTAAGATATCTAATAAAGACAAGCATTAGCGGAAAATCCTCTGATGATATTCCTAAGTTTTTTGTGCAGTATTCATCGGCGGAGTTAAAAAGCCTTATTCTTTGTGTAGTGCTAATATTGTCTCTGGTCATCCTATACATTGTATTGTCAAAACTATCGACAATAAATAGCTTGCCATTCTTATATCTCCGTACCCACTGTACTGCATTTTTGAAATAGTCTAATTCATCAACCACAGAATCAACCACAACGGATCCTGCGGTTAAATTTGTTGCAAGTGGTAAATAATCTCCGGGAATAACACTATGGTGTATTTCCCTGTATAGTTTGACATCATTCTGAGATAATTCCGAATATTTTTCTTTAGAGTATTCAAATTTCCAATCACAATACCATTTTTTATTTGATGGATATCTATGTAATGTTATGCGAATTCCATCGTTTTCAATCGTGCCTATTGAGTCGTCCGCTTCTGTTAAATGCGTGGCTATCCTTTTACCTTGAACTTCAATAGAGAACATATCTGCTGAACGGATGCCATACTCCTCAACTAACGCATAAGTTGGTGGAATCTCAATGAGTTCATCCCAAAACGGCCTATTTTTCACATACCCCGGCTTCGTAGGGTCGTTCTCATTCCAGTCCGGAGGATCTGTCTGAACCTCAGCCGCCTTAACCTTCTTCACAACCCCTTCCTCATCGACCTCCTCAACTGCAAGAAACTCACCACATTTGCATCCAGATGGAGCGTCAATTTTCTTAGCAAGCGCCTGAGCATTTACCTCATTCTGACCCTCAAGTGCTTTCTTCACAGCCGTAGCAGAGGGGTACTGATCGTCCGTAATCTCACCGTCAATACTCTGCACTTTGTTGCCAGTGTATTCAGCATCAATATTCTGTCTAGCAATGGCCTTTTCTTTATCTTTACGCTTCTCAGGAACGTATTTAACAGCTCTATGGTAAGCGTGATCAGGTCTCGGAGGCGGGCCAGAGAAGATGCCATTAGCGCCCTCCCACTTAACAGGCTTGTGCGAATATAAGTTCACAGGCTCGGCGATACATTCCTCACAAGGGCTGTCTGTCTCAGAGTAGTTCTTGTATTTACAAGTCTTACAATACTCCTCGAAGAACACTTCGTTGTTTTTGTCTAACATGCATTAGTCCTCCTTATAATTTTTGATTGCTGTTATATAAACTCGCAATGAGCTTTATAACTCTAAAAAGGCAATAAAAAGAGAAGCAGATCCAGTAACCCGGACCTGCTTTCATAGTTGCCCCAATGATAGCGAACAGTACGATGCTCATCGAGGCTCATCCCTTCTCCAGCGAATGTATCTAGCGAAGTGCAAGATGTTGGGTCTTGACCGCAGCCACCGGTCGTGTTCAAGACGATGCCGATAGTCCGGATTATGCTCTCTCCGCTTTTCTTTTTCTCGTTTTGCACTCATTGGTTTTTACTCCTCCCAATCAAGTAATGTATAAAGTTTTCTTCCATATACAACGCCGCAGGCCTCAAGAAGGTTTGCATCAAGTAAAGTATTCAATCCATAGGTACCAACACAGCATAGAATAAAATCTTTATAGATAGAATCAAGGCCAGTTGATTCGGTCTTGATGATGTCGTAGACACGCCTCGTGTAAATCCTTTCTTTTGCTTCTTTCGTTGCACTTTCAAATGCTTCATTGACCAGTTTCCCAACTTCAATTTCAATCTTTGCCATAGTTAATCTCTCCTTTTTGTTAGTTAAAATATAAAGAGCCCGTCAGTAGACAGGCCCTAAGATCCATTTGTTATCTTTCTTATCATTTCCGACAAGTTTAATATTGGTAAGAACATAATCCCAGCTTGTACCAAAATGTGTTATGCTCCACAAATATAAGTCAAGCTCGTTGTTGTAGTACACGATCTCATCTGTATACTCTTTCAAGAATCTGTATCCAGACTCGGTGATGATGTAATGTTGGTAAGCCTCATAGTAACCTATGTCGTAGCACTCATCGCTATACGGATCGCACTCGTCTCCATTAATATCGATTCCATAGCAATCCTCGCCAGACACAAGCTCCCAATCTTCAGGCTCGGTAGCAGACCAAACAGTGTTATTCAGAATCATATTCCCGACAATCTCTGCCAAGGATCTGTAGTCCAAATATCCATTGCTAAGTCCGTATCCTGAAACTGTCACTCCACAAACCGTATTACCGCCGTATACTTCAAACATGTTCTTTTCCATTATTATTTCCCCCTTGGGACTAGTTTTTTTGTTCGCCTTGCAAATATCAATCAGCTGTTGTTTCTCAAGAACCGGATAAGAATCCAGACTAACCAAAGTCCTCCCGTCATGAACGTCAGTAATACATCCACAATTAACCCGAACGTGCTACGTCTTTTCTTCATTTTTGTTTCCTCCCCTTTCAAAGAAAGAATGTAAATTAGGTGGGTTCCTCAGGAGTCGAACCTGAGTTAATCCTTTGAACCCAAAACAAAAAGCTTAAGACCCAACGTTTCCGTCAAGTCTTAAGCTTCTTAGATTAGTCGTGCTTGATATACTTCTGCAAAGTCTCGTATCCAGCCGGGTCGTCGGTCTTTAACTTCTCCATGTACTCCTTGTCGTTGGCCATCAGTCTCATCAACGCTTCGCAAATGATACTAACCGCTCCGCGAGTAAGTGTCGCACCAATTGTAAATCCGATACCTGCTTTGATTCCGTCTTTAATTTTCATGAGAATATCACACTCCTTTCTCATATAAGGGCTTGTAATCTTCGCGTATTGAAACCACTGTCAGTCAGCAGCGCCATGTACTGCTCGGGGAGATTGTCAAGATCGAACCACCCCATATCCAAAGATACACCCCAATTGTAAAATCCGAATTTGTCGCCCCACTTCTTGAGAAGATACCAGCAGCGTTTATATGCCATCACGCCGTGTACGGCACTGACTAAGTCCCTGACATAAATATCATTGACCGAGGACCGGTTATGACCCAAGACCAAAGCACAGAGCCTGAAGAACATAATCTCATCGGGTTTCATAAAACTTTCTCCTTACCAATTTAGCCAACGTTTTTCGTTGAATTGTTTTTTCTCACTGAGAGCTTTGCTGATCGCTAGGTCAATCCCACTTCGAGATTTAAGATGATAGTAATATAAATCTTTGAATGGTGTATTGAGTCTGTCGATTCTACCAGCAGCCTGTTGCATAACTTTGTATGAATAGTTTTGAGAGTAGAAGACGATGGTATCGGTAGTTATGCAATTCCACCCTTCACATCCGGCAGTATACTGCACGAGATATACCCAAGACTTGCTAGTCGGGATAGGTTGATGCTTATGGCCGTTCCACTCAGCAATCTCAACTTTATTCCCATAACAAATCTCCTTCAAAATATCAAGCTCGTAATCAAAGTTGTAGAAGATCACAAGCTTAGGATGATTCTCAAATATCTCTAGAAGTGCTACTTGTCTTGCCTCATCCTCATTGACAATCCTCCTCAAGACATAGCAAAGACCGGATGCTTGCTGTATGGGTTCGTTTTTATACGGGTCCCAACGAGTTCGCATCGCGGTCTTATATTTTTCAATGTCGTATTTAACATACGCATCACTATGATGCGATATGGTAGGACGTTTGAAATCCATGTCTATGAGAATATCATTGCGGTGTTTAAGAAGTTTGCCAGTTCCGATGTACTTGTCGATCTTAGGGAATTTGCTGAACCGGCTATAGACCACATGCTCGCCTATGAATTCTGTTTTGTTCTTGTAGAATCCGTTTGCGACAAACACAGGAATATAATCACTCCAAGTATCGCCTGGAGTTGCTGAGAGTAGAATCCATCTGTTATGTTTCGCTATCTTGAGGAATGCCTTAACCCAAGCACCACTACCGACAACACGTTGTTCATCAAATATAAAGAATGCGCCAGTGACATTAGCGTATTTCTTTATGTTGTTCCAGCTATCAATCACTACAGTGTTCTTGTAATAGTTGACTTCTGGATTAGTGGAAAGGAGGAAGGGAGAAAGTTCCCCCTCCCATTCCAAAGTGTCACGTTTTCGAGCAGTTGTGATGATGTAGAGATCCTTAGGATTAGTCATTGGAATATAATCCTTCGGAACAATCTTTCCACTCTGCTCAAGATAGTAGTAGGCGAGCGAGGTCCGAGATTTCCCAGACCCCACACCGCCACATAAAATGCAACCGTTTTTCATCCGCTTAATAGCGTCTAGTTGATAGTCATATAGCGGTATCGCCATCATTCGGAATCCTTTCTTAAGTCGTAGTTTCAAATGTCCCCAACTCAACCTTTGCCCAAGTGCGGTGGACGTAGTTATCGTCGACACAGACATACATCTCAGTGATTTTGCTGTCGACAATGACGTAGTACGCCATACCCACTTTCCCGTCAGTCTGAGGTGTCGGAGCAGTTGCTCCCCACTTCGGCAGAGCATCATATACAGTCTTGGCACTTGGGTAATGGTTGTGGTCGGAGTTGCTATGAATATCATCTACTTTGTTTGCTATGGATTCCATGTTCACGAGTTTCGCATCTTTCCTCGTAACATTGTCATCCGTGATTTCGAGGTATTGTATCGCATTACTTTTGGCATAGAATATCTGGACGTAGGAGGTATTTGTGCCCTTCACGATAGATACGAGCATCCCAGCGCTAAAAGTATAGACATTAGCTGCTCCCTCATATGAGGTAAAATATCCATGAAGAATATAGGTCCCGCTATCAAGAGAACGTAGAGGCGTTCTGTTTTCGCTATCCAGACTCTCAAGATATGTTACCGGCCCTGCAGCCTGCCCTAAGGCACCTCCGACTCTAACCCAGAAATACTCAGTGGTGTTAACATCCTTGACTTGAGTGTTGTAGACAGCAAGGCATCTCCACTTTTCCTTCGTTGCAGTGTTGGTGTATACCTGACCAGGCACACCTACCGTAGCTTTGCTAGGGTTATACGAACCAGATAGATCAGTTGCCATGATAATTCACCTCCGTTAAATTAGGTCCATGTCGACAAAGCGACACGTTTCCATGTGTTGGTTGCTACACAGACATAGAAGTAGTTTGTGTCATATGCGGTCTGACCAATCGTGCCTGTGGCCGTAGCAGATGCAGGGGCATCCACGACATTTGCTACATCCCCATCCGGGTCAATCTGCACGTTATACCCCTCCGGGACAGTGCCGCTGCCGACATATACAGCAGATCTCTGCATAGTGGTCTTTTGCAGCTCGAGTACGTTCTGGTTGAACAGAAGCACCTGAGTCAGAACATCTGGATGAGTCTCCATGAAGTCCTCAGGTAACTCCAGACCCTCGGATACATACATATCTTTGCAGATCTCGGAGTTCCAGTGATGTCTGTTCGTGCCATCTGCATCCTGAGTCTTAGCACAGACTAGGAATGTGATGTAGCCCTCATTGACAGTCACACATTCGGAGATTGTCCAGTCGAAGTGCATGACATTCGTGTCTGTCTCGTCTACCTTGACATCGGTTGCTACAGTGCAGCCTAATGCTCCGCTCGGACAAAGATGGTTGATGTAGATCATCATCTTCGACAAGTCATGACCGTCCCAGTATCTCGGACAATTGAAAGTCACAGTCTCGATGTTATGGTCATGCTGGACTGCGATCCGTTTGAGCGAGTCTGGGACAATGACCTTTCGGTTGCTGTCAATGACGATATGCTCTTCACCAACTGCATTGTCAGCTAGGTATAAAGCAATGTCGTCATCAGACATGTTGTTGAGAACGTTGTCTACTTGGTTCATTTAGTTACCTCCTTTTTATTCGATCCAGATGACACTCGGCCAGCATATGATATTATAACTGTAATAGCCTAGCGAGCTCGGTGGTGCAAATATATAATTGGCGTCATTACTAGCTATAGCGAGTGTCAGTTTATCTTCGCTTTTTGTAACAGTAAAGTTTGGACCAGCACCGTTACCATTGGCGTTAAAACACTCGGAAATCGTTAAGTTTCCAGACGCATCTCTTATTAATTTCATGAATCGCACCCATGAGTCATCAGCACTAGCACTAACCGCACTAAGATCAAAATATATCATGACAGCCAAAGCTTGATCGAAATTGTATCCTTGACTTGATGGTATACTCAGCTTCAAAGAAACATCCGTAGCGTCATATACTTTATTGCCGCTAGTAATCTGATTATGATGCATCCTTGGGTAGATGCTAATGTTACTGAGCCCTAAATATCCTTCGTCAGGAGTCACCGTCTGGTCTGAATATAATCCAGCGGTTATGCTTTTGCTCTGCAGACTTGCCCCTTTAACAGTAACCTTCGATATCCCATCATACCCGGTATCAGGAGTGACGATTTGTTGCGACGTAGATGCGTCGACCATCTTTTCTTGCAGATTAGTCGGTCCGCCGCCAAAAGGATTAATAATCATGTCATTCCTCCTCTATCATAATAACTATGGAAATATCAATGGACGGCTTGGTTTTTGCATAGAACTTTAGATTCGACAGCACTCCGTTACCGAACCCCGGGTTCAAGGATACGACTCCCGAATCATAACAAGCCCAGTAACATCCATTTCCGGGACTCCAAGTTACCCTGGTCTTATCCGAATATGCAACTGTGTCGGTGATGTTTAACGTATAGAGATATTTTAATCCAGCTGCAGCAGTCATATCGGCCCACAAATTCTTGGATAGTGTAGCTTCTATCACCTTTTTTGGTGAAGACCCTTGCGGAAAATTACCAACGATACTCATGTTCCACTCTCCTCTTCTGGTGTGATAAGTATTACCAAAGGGATATCTTCAGTCGGTTTCGTTCCGATTCCGGCAATAGTTATGGTTCCATTTCCCTGAGTAAGTACAAATAACCGAGCACGAGTAATCATATCTTGCTTGGTGATTTGCATCATGTTCTCGGAGATACTCACTATACCGTTTGAATTTGCCGTGACGCCGGTAACTTCGACGACTTGATGAAACTTACAAATGGCATTTAGACTGGTTCCGCTTGCGGTAGTTTCCCATCCATTACTGGTTAAGGTCGCCGTTACCTTTGCCATAGTCGGACCAGCGGCTCCGTTATCGCCCTTAGCCCCTTTCAAAGAAGCTAGCCACTCAGCCTGTGTTCCAGTAAAGCCACCGTCTTTAGCTACCTCATAGGCACTCTTACCAGCGACACCTCTAATACCAGCGACCCATTCCTCTTCGGTCCCTTCGTAGCCGTTCTTGACAGCTAACTGATAGGCACTAAGTCCTCGGATAGCCTCAACGTCATGCCACACGCCGTTCTCATCTTTGATTCTTAAAAGTGGTGTACCCATTACTTACCTCCATTCTGGATAATAACCAATTTGTTTGTGGTAAGGCGTTTGCCATTGACTCCCTTACCAACCACCTGAATCTTAAATTCTCGTCTCTTGAGTGCCTCTGCAGGGATAATGCAGTGCGACCCGTGTCTAAGAAACTGCGGAGGATACTCGGTTCCCATCATCGAATAGAACGCTGCTGCCTTTACACAGCCATCCCACTCAGGCGAAAAGGAGAATTCTGCTCGCAAATATCCTTCCGTGCCGGGTACCAGATTCTCGAAATCACACTCGGGGTCTTTCTCGATGATCTGATCATGGACAACAAATTTCAGTATTCTCATTTGTGTCCTCCTTCCTTAAAAATATAAATGAAGACCGGCATCAAGTTTCCTCGACACCGGTCTATCATTTGTTATGTATTTACCAAGGTAACTCGTCTTCATTCGTCGCAGGCACGTCGAAATGAACCTGCTCACCAGCGAAGCGGTCTACTTCCTGCTCGACACAGATCGCCTGCAGGTATGCAGTGCGTCCGGACTTCCCGTCAGACATTTCCCAGTCATACGGACGAACGTCGAGATCCACTCTCAAAATGTTGACATCATCCAGACAAGAGACCGTGTCCTCGTCGAGGCGGTTCTTTCTCTCGCCGGTCTTGAGATATACCTTAGGGCCGTAGTTATTGAACTTAACTTTAACGAGCATATACATGAACGGAGTATCGCCCTCTTCTTTCGGCGGCTTAATTCTGATGTTCCAGCCCTCTTTCTTGAGAGCCTCTGCAATTTCTTCATCGTCGATAACCAGAGCGAAGTTGCGGTCGCCCTGACGGTTATACTTGCTTGCTCTGCCCTCGAAGTTACGGAAGACGATTCTTGCGTCATCGATCTGGAGGATTCCCTTAGGTGCAAATGTGAGTTTCATAGTTGTTTACTCCTTTTAAAAATATAAATTATTTATCGTACATCAAACGGGGTGGTGCTGCTCCAAGGTTCTTCTGGTGCTTCCCAAGGAGCGACATCATCGTCCGATACGAACATTTCAAAATCTCCATACTGGGAGATTGCTTCTACTGCGACATCGACCATCTTGTTGTAATAACTCAAGTCAATGTCTTTCTCTTTACCGAGAAGTTTAACCGTCTCGGATTCAAGCCATCTGTAACCTTTCGTCCCAGTGGCTGCTGCATATTTGAGGTTTCCGTCTTTATCTGTTGCTTCGCGGAGTAGTTCACCCCCACCAAAGCCAGGCTCGATCGGACAGAAGTTTCCAACCTTACCTACGAAGTGGTAGTCATGCTCACCCTCAGGTAAAGTCTCGTTCATATCCAAATATAAAGCTGAGTTAACAGACATGGTCTCGCAAGTGTCCTCGAATTCAATAGACTCTTTGCTGAAGAGTTTCTTGAATACATAAGGCACTTGGAACTGCTTGCCTGTTGCTGTCCATTCGCCAGCGTGTTTACCATCTTTATACTTCGCAATATAAACTGCATCATTGACGAGACACATGCGATCGTACGTAGCCTCATGCTCAAAGGTGTAGCCATACATCTTACCGTAGTCCATGACGAACTCGATGATCTCTGGGGTTGCATTCGGGATCTTAATCGAGTCTGTCTTGATGTGAGCTACAGTAAAGCCTTTCCTCTGAACCTCATGCTTGAGATTTACCATGAAGAGTGCTCCACGCTTAGCAACAATGTTGTCTTTGTTACGGTTGTCGTGGAATGGATTACTGAAGCTTGCCGATGTCAAGCCGTATACGGAGTTGATAGCTGTCTTCAATGCATTGGCTAAAGCGCTTGCCATCTCCGGATCATCCAGATACTTCGCAAGTTTACCGCCAAGCATTGTCTTTGCCTTTTCAAACTCTTTGTGCTTGATGGCAAGTCGAGCATCCTTGATCTCCTTGAATCTTGCTGTATACTCGGGACCGAACAATTCTTCTGCGATAATACTCGACGGATGCATACTCGCCACATCAAGCAAAGCCACGTTAAAGTACATGCCGGGCTCAGAATATACGTATCCACCTTCGCCGATGACTTCGTCTCGATAGGTAGACTCGCCGTTCTCGTATTTATAACCAGGAAATATCGGTCGACCCTTACCATCAAAGACAGTATGCTCATCTCCAAAGTCAGTATAGACAGTACCGTCTTTAGTGATTGTGAAACGGTCAGCATCATCAGTCATCTCACCCATATTTCTATAGTTGAACTGACTCTGAGGATTACGATTGTTGCCAAATATAATTCTGGTTGTGAGGCTATTGGTCGTGTCATTGACCGTCAGCCCTGCCACATCAGCCAAGATCTGTCTCGCTGTCCAGTCTGCTTTGAGATGATTGAATACCGCCTCGGTTGCAATAACATCGTTATCACAATATTCGGCAACCTTAATCCACATATCCTCAGGCACAGGCTGATCCCAAGGTAAACCAAGTTCTTGATGATGGATGCCAAGTTCTATCTCGAATTTCTTCAGGCTCTTCTTGTTACCAGCAGAGGCAAAGTCATATACATCCGTGTAAGAGATATTGTATGCTTCGCCAAAGAACGCATCTCGGTCACCTGAGACGATTCTTTGAGACAGTTTGTATAGCTGTTCATTTGTGTAGCCTATCAGACGGCCGTACAAAATATGATTGTCGTATCGTCTGCAGTTGAATCCCACAAGATTAAATTTGAGTATAGACTCAATCTCTGTAGGAGTGGGGTTAATCATCCGTACAACCGGTTTACCATCGCCCTGCTCTTTCCAGTTGACCAAGAACAGATTCGGAAACACCTCAACGTCATAGAACACGAGTTGTTTGTCGTTCGGGTTTACTGTGTTGGGTGACGGTTCGTCGGACTTGAACTTCATCTTGCTGACGAGCTTGATGCAATAGTCAGCCTGGTTAGAACTTTGAGCAGCGAATGCTAACACCTTGTTATACATATCGCTGACATCATAGTTCAGTCCGCTCTCGTATGCATCATCCAAGATCTTGTTGATGAAGTCGATACTCGGTTTAGTCGCAGGGTGAATCTCTTTATTGAGATTACGCTCAATAAGCGATCTAATACCCTTCTCGCTTTGCACCGTATCAAAATTTAACAATTTATCTTCTCCTTTCAGCGGTAAGCCGGAGCTAATAGTTGCTATCGGTAGGTTGTTGCACTTCGTAAGTTTTCTGCGAATTGAGTTTCCTCCCGTAGGAACCTTGACCTCAATATGCTCGCCATACACCAGACTCAGTTTAGACACATCTCCAGTATAAATATAATGAAGATGAATGCCTCGTCCACTCTTACTAAGTTCAGCATATGTCGGAGGCCACAAAGCTGCTGCTTCCGCATTCAAGTCAAAACATTTATTTCCGTTTTCATCACGAATATCAAAGTCTATGACAATGTGATTCTCCGGAACTTTCACGTAATGCAATTTTGTAGTGTCTAATTGAGACAACGTGGTCGTCACATTAGCCCATTTCATAGACGGGGTTTCTTTTTCATTTGCATATTGGGCAGGACAGTCTGCACATTCTTTGTCAAATATGGACTCAGTAGAATCAAGCACCAGCTTAGGTTTTGCTGGAGGATCCTGCTTGTCGTCATCGTCTGGCTCAAACTTGTCTGTCCTGAATCCCTTGTAATAACTGCGAACTCTCGAACCATCTTCTAAGTTAAACCTATCAGAGTATTCCCAGAAGTAGTTCTTAAGCTCTTCCTTGAAGCTTCTCTGGGAGAGTGGGAATGGAACTTTTGCCTCATCACAATAGTTCTTATACATCTCCCAGGCGGCTTTCAATGTCGTACCGTCTTCAGCCTTGAAAATATGATATGAATCAATGACAAAGTTATAGAAGTCATTCGAGGCCCCCATCATCGACATCGGAATATAATCGTCGTATCGACCCGGGTCACTCAAATATACTTCTTTGCAATGGTACGCAATGGCACCGAGTTCAAAATCTATCTGCTTGATAGCAGCTTTATACTCCTTGACACTCAATTTGTTTCCTGATGGGGTTACGTCGATCAATCTTCGAATCAAACCCGACTTTGCATCGGTGATCTTGACTGGCTTGTTCGTACCCATGAACAGGAAGCATTTGAAGTTGTTAGAATATGTAGACTTGAACTTCTCATTTACAGTCATGAGCTCGTGAGATACAAGACTATTCAATCGAGTGTTGTCTTCGATTCTGGACAAGTCACCATCATGCTGAATCGCCACAAGAGGATTCGAGTTGAATGCCTCCAAAGCAAATGAGTTGCTAGACGATCCAAGTGCTTTAGCATCAAATACAGAATAATATCCATCAAACAATTGCTGAATAATATTCAAGATGGTTGATTTACCGGTACCGGCTGCACCGTAAAGAACCATGAATTTCTGTATCTTCTTCGAATCCCCAGTGACGATCGACCCGATCGCCCATTCAATCTTGTGTCTCTCTTCCTCAGAATATAAAGTTGAGATAAGTTTGTCATAAGCAGGAGTATCACCAGCTTCTAGTGGATAATTAAGCCGTTTGCTTGCATAATCCTTCTTCGTGGTCTCGACATTAGAAAATATCAATTTCTCGTCCAACATGTGAAAGTTATCTCGCATCTGACGTTGACAATACTTGTGCCAAGCGTCAATAACACCTGACCCAGCGTCTCGCATACGCATGACACGTACTCGGCTGGCGTTATTCTCCTCTTTGATGTGTTCACCATTCTCGCTGGCGAACTTTTCTAAGTCACGGTCTATCAATTGGACGACGTCATCCTCATCGGTAGACCACAAACCACGTTCTTCGACCCAGATAGCATAGAAGTCACTGCCTCGAATCATCAAATCTGTCGATTTCTTTATGATAAACTCCGGGTAGACCTCAACCGTGCCACGCTTGCCAGGACGTATTGAAATCTTGAAAAAGTCAATCACATTTTTGTTCCCCTTTCACGTATTACGTAATGCTATCTAGGTACCAACAAAGCTGATACCAAATCTCGACGGTTCGCAGATCACGATCGCAATCACGAATCGTGAACAATCCTCCTTTTCCATTAGGTTCATATTTACGGTCCATGAAACGATCTAATACATAAGTGACATAATCGTCGTCATACAGATCGTCTGTCATAGACCCTAATCCAAGACTGACAATCATGCCCCAGAACCATTGGAGACTACGATCGCCATAACTTGGATCGTCCATGATAGTTTCCTCGCAACGAATCGCAAGTGCGATCATCATCTCAAGAACACTGCAAGGGCCTGATAGATTGTCCATGATAGCATCCGGATCCAGATAAGCATTCGACTCAAGGTTAGCGAAGCGCCATCTCAAGTCGATACCATCTTCAGCACGATTGCAGTCTCGCTCAATGGTATAACGAAAAGGGGTGTTTGATAGACGAATCAGCAACTTGTCATAAGTCGCCTCACGGAATCGTCCACCGATAGCTGTGGCCATCAGCCAGTTAAAATATCTTACGCGAATCTCATACTTTAGCAAGATCATCCCTCCACCTCTGAGGAGTCTTTGACCTTGTCAGCGAACTTACCGACTCTCATGAGAATCTCGTATTCACATTTAAGACGATCATTTCGTACATACACAGAATCATCCTCATACTCACCAAAGTGAGTTAGTGAGTCTTTTCCTACGATTTTGTCTATATCCTCGATCGGCTCATCCCAATCGTCAGCAAGTACACCATCCTCGTAATAGTTCAAGCTAACGAGCTCGTAGTCATCAACGTTATCCCCGAATTCCTCTGGCGAAATTACATAAGGCTCGGGTTCGTCAGCGTAGTAACCCATCTCGTCAAGAAGTCCACGATAGTGTTCACTGGTAGTCTTCCAGTTTTTCTCGATTGGGACGGCTGGCTCTTCACGAGGCTCGTCGTGATGGTCATTGGCTGTAGTCTCGTACACTCTCAACTCCTCTTTCTTTTCCATGAGATCAGCGTGCATCTGTTCGAGCTTTTCCATCTTCTCGTCGCGCTGTGCTTTTTTGAACGCCATCATCTCTTCGTTGACTCGTTCGTCGTATCGCTTCTGAAGAAGTCTCCAAGTTACCACGGAGCCAAGAGCGGCTCCAGTGATAAAAATAACGATTTTACTCAACATCGACGTCATCGTCGTTATCCTCCGTATTTATAGTTATGATGGTAAACGCCAGACCACCAAATAGTAATGAGACGCTTAATAAGACACCTCCTACGATGTGGCGTTTCTTCTTTGTGCTTAAAGAGTGATCTAACATTGACAAGATCTCCTCAAGTCGGTACATACTGTCTTGCTCCCTTCATTGGACAAAATAACAAGACCACTTACAAAGCATATACCAGACAGTGTAGCTAAGGTATAAGAGATAAGAGGTGATTTATCCATTACTGTTCACCGTTCTTCGGTTTGGCATTAATCGGAATATAAATCTCGTCTCCGATCTCGACCCCATCAATCATTCCGAGTCGATACCATAAGTCTACTGTGTTCTCGCCAACATCGAACTTAGTAGCTGCTTGAGCACAGCTCAGGAAGCCAAGAATATGACCGTCTTGATATAGCGGTTCATCTTCTAGATGGTTCGATAAAATATAAATTATTAGATCTCTACCGGTCATGAAGACCTCTCCTTTCAGTTTGGACTATCCTCAGATCTCGTTATACATCCAAGGATAGTCGAACATATCTTGTTGCCAGTTTCCGGACCCAATGGCAGCGAGCCCATCCCTTCATTTCATTAACTTCCAAACATTACCATCAACATTGAAGTCAAGCAGGATAGAGCGTTCATAGCCGTTTACAAACGCACGAGCACGCTCGCTATCAAGATTGTAAATGCCGAAATCTACGAAGTTGTCGCCGATAGGATTTACTTCATCGTATACCCAACCAACGATCTGACCTGCCTGAGTACGAGGAAAACCAAGCATATCATATACCTCATTTAAGAACAGATGACCTCTTGATTTAAGTAAGTCATTTGCATAGTTCTGCTGCTGCTTAAGGAACACAAGGTTATGCTCAGGGGACTTACTCCAACTAGTGTTGCACTCATCAAAGATACGGGAATAATCACTGATCGTGTTCGGATCAATGATATTCATCGTGGTTTTAACAGTAGATTCAGTGCCGTCTTCATTCACGACCGTTTCTTCTACTTCTTTTGCCTTGATGTCATATCTAAGCTCACGGTCGAGTTCTTCACCGAACCGTTCGATAACTCTGTTACGATACTGCTTGAAGCTGTTATCGATAGTTGTATATGCTGCAGCCAGAGCAAGATTTCTCTTTCTTGTGATGTTGTGGCCAGCGAGGATACTTATGATGGACACAGTACCGAGCGCCACTGCAGGACCATACAGCTTGATGAATTTAACTGCCGTCTGGGTGTAGACAATAGTCAGGTCTTTCGTGCCATTTTCCTTGGTATATTCAACGCCACGGATGTTACCGTCTTCCATACCCTTATGAATGATGTCAAGCTGAGACTTGGTGTCTTCGATAATGTCACCAGCTTTAGTTGTAGCTTTGCAAGCCATTACTGCGCTTGTTACACCACCCACAACACCTGCGACCACAAGGATCTCAGGGCTATGCTTCTTGAACTGGAATCCAATCTTATGGAACTTCCGAGTGATGTTGTTCATGATTTCATTAGTTTTCATTGTTGTTCTCCTTTTGTTGTTTATTAAAATATAAATCTAATCAGCGCTATCGTAGCGCAAATGACCAATGCGGTAAGGCATGCGAATACGACGCATGCGAAGATTTGCCCGAGTTTGTACCCGAGCGATTTGTTCTTATCTTCCATAAGAGACCTCCTTAACCAATCGGAGATGGCTTCGGAAGACGAATTGCGAATCCGCCATCTCTGGTTCTTACGACATCTCCACTACGTACAGACTTCCATCCATACCGGTTACCAGTGTAATCGCAAGTCTTGCCGACCATATCGTACAGATCAGACACGGATACAATTCCGTATCTGTCGATGATCTCTTCCATACGAGTGAGTACCTCAAGAGCCTCGCCACGAGTCTCGAGAATAATATCGCCACAACTGTAACCTACGACTCTCGACTCAGATGTTCTACGGTCACTTCTGTCGTCAAAACGGTCGTAGTATTTGCTGTACGATACCTTGTCAGATGTAGACGAGCTGCTACGCTTTGCACCGCCGTAAAGAATCGTATCTACGGTGTCAGATACAATCTTTTTGAATGCCGGAACCAGAACGTCCTGAACGATGAACTGTTTTACGTTCGTAACGTCCTCGGGAAGAAACAGATCGGCAAATTTACGGAACTCGCTCTTCTCTTTGATTCGAACTTTTCCTTTGACGACCTTCTCTACTTTCTTCTTTTCTTCTACGGCTGCTACTTTCTGCTCCTCTTTGAACTTGTGGGAGTTAGGCGTATAATCCATGGTAGTTACCATTCCTTTCATATCTTTAGGTAAAAGGAAAAGGGAAACACCTTGTTATCGGTGCCTCCCTTCTCGGTTGTCTTCGTCAATTACTCGTTAGAGTCGTCATCGTAGTCCTGATCTTCTTCGCTTTCATCTTCGAGTTCAGGTTCTTCGATCTTGTAGCCTGCTTTCTCAAGAGTCTTGATCGCCCATTTCTCTTTGTGCTTCTTGACATATACTGCTACAGCGATTGCTGCTGCCGTGATGCCGACTAAGCCCAATACGAGATTCTTGGCAGATCCAGATTCCTGTTCTTCATCCTCTTCTTCGATCGGTTCCAAGTCCTTAACCTCTTCGATTGCCTCGTTGTTCAGATTCAATTCTTCCATGATTGTTTCTCCTTTTAAAATATAATTTATTGAAGATTACTCCTCATAACATATGTTGTATTTTTCGCGAATCACATAAACTTCGAATATCCATACCTCGGAGCGATGGTGTAGTTGAGCGTGATACACGGTCTACCATTACTTGCGAGCTGAGATCCAAAGTCTACGTCGATGAGCCCGTCATCTACATTCCAACCAAGATCATCTCCAATTTCAATGTGGTCAAGGTCAAGACAGTCATAGAAGTCATTTAGAGACACATAATTATCCATAATAAGCTCTCTGTTCAACTCGTTAATGGCTCTTTTGATCTTGTCGATGTCGGAATTGAAGTATCTGCCGAACAAACTGTCATAACACAGTGTGTCTCCATTGCCAGTGACAATGATATTGTTGTTTGTTACAGGATTCTTCTCGAGATGGTCCTTGTCGATGTTCTCTCTTACGAGTCGTTCTTTCTTTTCGCCGACAGTCTCGATAACTTTCTCTCGATACTCTGTAAGAGCCGTCTCAGAAAGCTTGTACGCCGTAGCCAAAGCTGCATTCCGTCTTAAATTCACGGAACTTGCACCTACAAGACACGCAATGGATACCGCGCCTGTGACTGCTGCTGGTACATAGCACTTCCAACATGCTTTAATCTTCTCCGCTACGGTCAGATCGCAATCTTCTTTTTCATATGCAGCATTGCTGATGAGCATAAGTGCCTTGGGTGTTTCCCTGACTGCAAGAATAGTCGTCGTTACCATTCCGGCAATACCGATCCCAGTTAGGATCTCGGGGCTGTGCTTCGATGCGAACGCCTGCGCATCTTTGATGAGCTTGGATACGTTGGATTTTTTCATGTTTTTCTCCTTTCAAATATAAAAGAAAACCAAAAGGGCTTTTCGCCCCGTTGGTTCTCAGTTATGACTTTTTGATCTCCTTCAATAGTTCGTCTTTCAACTCGCTCTTTAGATCCTTCATCTTGTTCGCTTCTACCTTGTTAGATAGCAATGTTCCTGCTACCCCCAAGACAGTTACGGCCAAGCCTAGTACCCTAGTTGAGTCAATTTTAACGTCTTTTAGTAAGTTTTTCATAATCATCTTCCCCTTTCATAATAGGACATGTATTTGCCGCGAATTTAACAATATTCTTCGAAGTCTGGTATTGGTTCGGTCATTGTAATAATGTAGCACTCCATACCATCCTCCATTTCTACCTTTTCATGACGGAAGTCAATCCAGGTCTTCCAATAATGGTCAAATGATGCCCCCATAGACCATCCAAGGTTCCATCCAGATGGAATTTGCTCTAGTCCGATCAGATCATAGTAATCGTTTAGATATGCGTAGTCTCTCGTATGCAACTTGCGGTTCAAGTCATACTCAGCTTGCATAACTTCTTCCATGGTTGACTCGAAATATCGCTCAGAGAAGTAATCGTAGAATAGTTGCTTCTCGTCTTCCACATGGATGTCCTCTTGATCATACTTATCTTTGGCGATCCCTCCTTTAATACGAGCATCTGCACCTTCTCCATACACCTCGTTTACCTTCTTTTTGTACTCTTTATACGAGTTGTCAAGTAATGCGTATGCGCTTATAAGAGCTGCTTGTTGACGCTTGTTTAGTGTGTGAGCTCCAAATATACAAGCCAATGTAGATGCTCCTATTAGAATTGCAGGAATATACACTGGACCAGCATACTTGATCTTTTCGATCGTTGTTAAACTTTCTCCTTTCTGTTCTTCAGCTTGCTCGATAATTCTCATGGCCTTCGGTGTATCTTTAACGGCTACTACTGCTGTAGCCACCGTACCAACACCTCCTGCACATGTTAGGATTGTTGATGCATTACGTTTAAAGAACATTTTTACATTCATCTTTTCCATCACCTTTCGAGTAGGGTAAAAGCAAAAGAAACAGCACCGGATTCGAACCAGTACCTCCACAATTGTTGTGGCGCTCTCCCATTGAGCTAGCTATTTCTCTCATAATACAGTTTGTAATTTTCGCGAATGAAAAAGAAAAGACCCGTTGTGGGTCATTCCTCTAAGCCGATAATTCGTGAAATCTTTTTGAATTCGTTCGTATTAATATCTCCATCTACGTTAAGATGAACGTGCGCTACGTCGTCAGTAATCGTGACGTCAATATCATTTAACTGGATTTTAACCTTGTATCCAGTCTTCGTGCGTATTAACATCTCAATTACTTTCGAAAGCATACCTCTCATTAACTTAGTTTTGATTTTCAATTCGTCCATATCCTTTCTCCTTTCAGAAATATGTCAGTCTTCATTAAAGGGGATGTAGACGACGCGAATCTCAAATATCCTTTCTGTCAAAGCAAGTTTCCCACCGTTCTCGAGGTATTGGTTTCATCTTTAATGCCCACATTATCTGACGTATCGACACAGTCGGATATAATCCGTTTACACTTTCGCCCGAACGATTGTTAAAGAATTCTATAAATTTAGGATGTAAATATATAGTGTCCGTGAGCCATGGATCTATATCATTCCAATATGTAGTCTTTGTGCGAGCATCAAATCTCTGCTGTATTACTGCTAACCCTTTATTGTTCACTCGGTATAAGGTGCACGAATCATATACTGGATGGTCACAAATATAAGTAGTTCCGTACACAGTCGAATAATTAACTGGTTTTTCGTAGTGATATCGCATGGAAACCTCGCATCGAAAAATAAAAGAAAGAGACTATGTTGAACATGGTCTCTTTCTTTTTGTTATACTTTACTTTCTAGGAAGTAGTTTGTTGATAAATCCTCGTCCCATTAACGTTGAGGGGATAACGCCCTCTTTGTCGTACTTAAGCGTGGATATCGTTCCCCAAATTGTCAAACATGACGGAATGAGAATCCCGGCAATATCTATACCGCTCCTAATCCATCGATCCTTTTGATCCTCTTTCTGATTCTTAGTTCGCTCATCCGAATCAGCTTTGATTTTCTCCATCTCGATCGATCTGTCGATAAGCTTTGTCAGGCCCTCTACCGTTGTTTTGTGCTTCTCGGTTCCAGGTTCCATTCCGTTTAAGTACGCAAACTCGTTGCTGATCTCCTCTTGTAATAGTTTTTCGATGTTCATATCATCTCATCCTTTCTAAAAATATGTGAGTATACCTCATAATACAGGATGTTACCCGCGCGAAAGGTCAGCGTCATGATCGATCTTGAGTTCTACGTACGTCTTGTCATTAAGCTTGTCAAGGTCATCAATCTCAAAACGATAAAGATCCTTGTTGGGGTCAGAATGATCGATTCTAAGAACACCATGAGCGCTATTGATATAGTTAAGCAAAAGAGTACCAATAACGCCGAGTACACAACCGATTAAAGTTGCCACAAAAATTTCAAGAGTCATATTTCTCTCCTTTCTAAAATGCTTTTTCGAAAATTTCACCCCGGGAATTTTTCACTTTACTAAAATAACATTGTTTTCAGTCACCTCCGTCCTGAAAATATAAATCTAGAAAAGAAAAAGAGAAGAGTCCTAAGGCTCAACTCTTCAGTCGTTGGAATATACTCTTCCTCTAGTGTTCTCGGGAATGTCACAATACGTCCAAACCCTTACGATTCGCATGGATTCTACGATATCTTTCCATTTGCCATCACTGGTGGTGAATTGTATCGACCATTTGTCTTCTTCAGCCCATCCGCAATTGCCGACATTCATGTCGTAAATTCCGAACATGTTCAAAGCCTTAATAGTCCTCAACACGTCATTCTCAGTCATAATAATGGTGTGGTATCTGTAGATAACCTTGTCCGTAAGTTTGCTCATTTTTGTTCTCCTTTTAAAAGAAATAAGTTATTCTCTCATAAAGGAGAGTGTAAATTTCGCGAAAAGAAAGAGCCAATGGCTCAATCTTCTTCACCTCCATACATTTCCTCTAAGCGTTTCTTGTACCGTTTTTCTTCAATTTTGTCTTTGATCTTAAAGTGTGCAATGGTTCCCACAGCCCCTGCCACGAATGTTGCTGCACAAAACACTGTATATCCTTTCCAGTGCTTCTTCAGCCATTCGTTTTGCGGCTCGATAATCATTTCCTTGTAATCAATCCAAAATTCCTTAAACATAGTAAAGTCTCCTTTTGAAATATGTATTTGGTTTCCATACTATAGAATGTAAACTTCGCGAAAAGAAAAAGAGCCCGTCAGGACTCTTTGAATCTTTCCATATATAGTAAATACTCCATCTCAGTTATCACATCTACAAAGTTTTGCATAGTCTCCTTTGTATCTCGAATGGCATCAACAAAATAATCTTCATATAGCTCATTCAACTCTGTAACCAAGTTTTCAGCATCATACTTCAAAATATCAGCCAATCCGCAAGCTAATCTAGCTTTGTTTTGGAGTTCTCTTTTGGTCTTATAGTTCATCTTCGTATACCATTCCTTCATCCTCGATCACTTCTTCCTCTTTACGGTTTTTAATGCTTTGAAGTGCCTTTGCTACACATCCTCCAAGAACGAAGAATCCAATACCTTTAATAATTTCTTCTTTAATCATCATTATTCCTCCTAAAATATTAGTCTCTTGATTTGTCCAGTAACCAGAAGAATCGTCTGTACCTTTCGTAGTACATATCTCGACCACATGGTATACCTAATCTAGATTTCAAATATGAATACGAGAGATCCTCGGTAACTGCTTTTAATATGTAATCTTGTAATTCTTCCCCGGCTTCTTTTGCAGCTTTCTCAATCAGGTTAATACGCTCGAGATAGTAGACTCGCTTGATGGCACATTTAGCAGTTTGATCGCCTGGGGTTTTTGATGAGGGTAGTCGGTCCCAAACAGAAGAAGCATTTAATTCAGACAGAGCAGCATATGTCTTCTTCCACGTTGGGTATTGTAAACAAAAGTGTTTTAATTCATAGTGTCGATGCTTGTTTATCCAATACGGGTTCTTTACAGACACTTCTGGACGAATTTTTGTAGCCATTAACATCTACTCCTCTTTTGATTGATTGCTTCATAAGTTGAATAGTTGCCTTCCGGAGACGTTCTTTGTCCACTTCTCCATGAACACGAATGGTTGCATTCTTAAATCTGTATACTTTCATTTACAAACACCTCACGATAAGAAAATATCAATGGCTTCAACATCAGTTAAATCAAGAAGTTCCTTTAGTCGCATAACATCTTTGATGGTCAACTCCCTACCATTAGAAATCTGTCTGTAGATTTCAGCCGCTGTATCAACCTTCAGACTCTTCTCGAAAATCTTAAATATCAATTTATTTGCATCCAATGCAAGCACCTCATTTCTGTTGCGTTCTATGCAACAAGTAAAAGATAACACCATTCCAATTTTTCTGTCAATAAGTTTTTTGTGCGTGAAACGCAACATTTTTAATCTAGATTAGCTTTTAGTTTGCATATGTGCGAATTACGATGTTATACTAACAAATATACAGAAAGGAAGTGCATAGCATGGATGTAGGAAAACGAATTAAAGAAAGAAGAATAGAACTGAATATATCGGTTGACGAATTGGCTAAAAGATTGAATAAAAATAGAACAACCGTTTATCGATATGAGAAAGGAGATATTGAGAATCTTCCAATAGATATACTTGGACCATTAGCAAAGGCACTTAATACTACTCCAGCGTACCTGATGGGTTGGGATAGTAAACCAAACTCAACGATCGACACGATTACAGATTACTATAGACTATCTACAGAAGATCTAACAAAAGAAGAATTAGAATGCAAGGGTAACGTACGAATCGAAAGGTTTAAGATTTGGGCTAAGAAATTTGATAAATACGTATTTACAGATGAGGAGCATAGCAAACTTGTAGAGTATGCTGAGTTCTTATTACATCGAAGAGAAAAATAAAAGAGAAAATGCATTCTTATAAGGAGGTGATGCCAACTACAAACCTGGCACCACAAATTAGAAAGGATGAATAGAATGTATAAGGATTATCCAGTATTTTACAATTATGAAGTGAAAGAGTACGGACGTAAGTCAAGAACAGATGACCCGTTATTAACTACAGATGAGATTCTGGCAAAACATAGTAAGATCATCGAGGAATACGCTATAAAGAACCTTGGCGGGCCGATACCAGAAGAGAACAAATATATGGAAGTAGGCAGTGGCGAATCACTCAAGGAGCGTCCTGAGATAACAAGACTCCTTAAGGATATAGAGAGTCCCGCTGTCAAGGCTATTATAGTCGTCGAGGTCCAACGTCTTAGTCGTGGTGACCTTGAGGACGCTGGTAAACTTATAAGGTTATTACGTTACACGAATACTTATGTAATCACTCCAATGAAAATATACGATCTGCGAGATGAATATGACCGAGACACCTTTGAGCGAGAATTGAAGCGAGGTAATGAATATCTTGAATACTATAAGAAAATTCAAGCTCGGGGCAAACTGTCAAGTGTCAAGGCTGGTAACTACGTTGGTTCAGTTGCTCCTTACGGATTTGATCGTATTGAGAAGACCGACGGCAAAGAGACCTACCATACACTAATCGAGAGAAAAGATCAAGCTGACGTTGTTCGAATGATCTTCGACTGGTATTGTAACGATGATATTGGCGTAACAGCTATTTGTAGACGGCTAGAGGATCTTGGTGTCAAAACTAAAACTGGAGGTAAGATATGGAAACCAAGTATTATCTTCAGTATGCTTGAGAACCATCATTATATTGGTTGTACTCGTTGGAACTGGAGAAAGACTATTAAGGTTATCGAGAATCAAGAGATCAAGAAACTTCGTCCTAAAGCAAAGGTAGATGAGTTCTTAATCTTTGATGGTAAACATGATGGGATAATATCTGAAGAAATATTTAACAAAGCCAGAGAGATTCGAGGAAAACGTCATCGTACTAAGAGAGATCTTACCTTGAAGAATCCATTTAGTGGAATAATGTTCTGTAAGTGTGGAGCCAAGATGGGTTATAATACCTATACCAGACGTGGTGAAGAATATGCTCCACCTAAACTGGTATGTAACAATCAGGTACATTGTAAGAGCGGATCAGTCCATTTTGACGAAGTTATGAACTACGTATGCAAGGTGCTAAAGGATTGCATAGCAGACTTTGAAGTTCGCATCGAGAATAACCATGACGACTCTATTAAGCTGCATAAAGACTTGATAACCAGACTGCAAAGCCAACTTAAGGTTCTCGAGAAGAAGGAAGTGGATCAATGGGAAGCTCAATACGATCCTGATCCGGCTAAGAGGATGCCGCAACACATCTTCCAAAAACTAAATGAGAAAGTATTGGCTGAGAAAGAAGAGATAAACAAGGCTTTGAAGAAAGCTAAAGACTCTGCTCCGAAACATATAGACTATCGAGATGAACTAATTAAAACGACAGATGCTTTGAATGCTCTGCTCGATCCGAATATGGATGCTAAAACCAAGAATCAACATCTTAGAATGATCATTGATAAGATGGTGTACGAACGAGGACCAATCGTTCGAATAACAAAAGAGAATGCTGCTAAGTATAATATAGATACTTCAAAAGGTCTACGATACTACACTCCTCCTTATAAGATAGACATAGATCTTAAGTGCGAGTAATTTCGGGATGATGTAATTCCTCACTCATGGGGTATTAAAAGATACCGAAAGCGTCATATCAATGTTTGTGAGTAAAAAGAAGAGGGCTCGTTAGTCCTCTTCCAACTTATTGAGCTTTAACGTCAACTTCAAACATTTCATGGTATGTCTTGCTGTCTTATTACCCCAATATATGTTATTGCCCGCATTCCATTCATCGATCTTGCTATAATAGTAATCGGACTTCTTTAGGTGATAAGATAGCAGCTTTTTATAAACATACTTTTTAATATTTTTAAGCATGTCGTTTCACTCCCTTCCATAATAGGACTTGTATAAGTCGCGATTTACTATGTTGGAATAATTTTATATAGATGGCAAAACCTACTTGTCTCATTCATAGGGATATACATGATACCGAAAGCGGAATATCAAGGTTTTTAGAAGTAAAAAGAAGAGGCCCTGTCGTAATGACGGAGCCTCTTTTTCTCATCGATTTTAGTCGGTTAATATATCAACTACCCATCGACTCTGTTTGCAGTCCCATCCCACAACGACAGTAAAGTACGCATTCTCAATACAATGATTTTCATATCTAGGTTCCCATTTGGCACCGAGAATCTCATATATCTGGTTTAAGTATATGTATCCTCGATGCTTAACAAGATCTCTAATATAATCCGTTTGATAATTGAGAAAATGTTCGTTCATCTTATTGTCGTTACTCCAATAGGCACAATTTTTGTCAAAGTAAATAGTCATTCAAACTCACCTCCTCATAAAAAGAGATGTAATTTACGCGAATAGTAAAATATGCTCTCGTCAGTTATAATTTTACTTATTAGGAGAATTTGCGATTATTATTTCAAAGTAGTATTATTACGAGGGAATTGTTGTTTTATAGCAAGGTTTAATTAAAATTTATTATACTGGTATAATATTCCAATTTTGGGAATACGACCCGCCTCATAGGGATATACATGATACCGAAAGCGTCATATCAAGGTTTATGAGAAAAAGAAAGAGGCCCTGTCGTAGTGACGGAGCCTCTTTTCTGTTTAGTCGCGTTTGTCTCGAATACTTTTAAGTTCAGCGTCCATGACCGCTTCGTGCTCTTCAAGTTTGTAAACACGCTCGATTACTTCATTGTGCTTGTTCACCTTTTTCTCAAGCTCCTGAATCCGATAGATTACGAGCTTGTTAGAGGCGATAATTCCTCCTAATGAGCCGATAAGGGTACCGAGTAAGGATAGGAGTGCCACGATAATTGTACTGTCCATAATTATTCCCCTTCATTGATTTCATTTGTCGGTTCTGTTTCTGGCTGCTTGTTTGCGATCATCTGCTCCATGAACTGAAGACACTGAGCCATGATCTTTGTGCTTTCGCCTCTTGTCTCGATAAGCAAAAGCGTGTTGTAAAGTTTCGTTAAATCGTCAACCATATTATGCTCCTTCTTCGATACTTTTAAGTCTTGTGTTCAGGTCCTGAATAAGTTTGAGTAGTGACGGAACAATTATGTTGCTATTCCACATTTCGGGAATCGCAGTTCCATTTTCGTCAATCTCATGCTGCACTGCACAGGGGAGAAATCTCTCTAAATCTTCTACTATGAATCCATACAAATACTTGTCGTACAACTCATCGTCAGCGGCGATATAGTCGTTCTTGTACTTGAACTTCTTAACAGGTAATTCATAGAGACCTTTGAAATCGTCGATATTAGCAACTACTATATCTCGTTTATACCTCTGTGAAGATGATGTACTACGTCCGAATACACCGTTTGAGGTTACGCACATGTTGGCTGTGTTCGTGTACGTACGGTTGTATGCTACATAGGAACCAATATATCGAGATGTTGTATCTGCTCCACCGAATAGCCATACCGAGCTTGTGTTGTTTTCGGCGTCGTTATTACCAGATGTAAACTTGAATGCTGTACCTGTAGTTGTTGTATCAACACTCTTATTCACGTAATACATGATGCTTTCAGTATTACCAAATATGAATCTACCGTTGGCATCTCTACCACACATGTTCAAACTCTTGCCGCTCTGTATCATTCGTAGACCACTATACGTGTTACCAGCATTTCCAATGTAAATATTAGACCACCCAAGTTCGTTATACTTACCAAGGGAAAGTGATGCATTGGTTTCAGGTACGATGGCACTCTTTGCAACTATCGTCCCACCAGATGCAGCCTGAAGATTAAGGGCAGTCCCGCCATAGACATTCGTCTCGCCGCCATTTGCATATCGAGCATATCCAAGGGTCGTATTGCCAGCCTCGTTCTTTGCCTGGAAGCAGGAACTACCAGTCGAGTCCGCAATACTTGCACTCTTTGCATAGATGTTTACAGCGTCTCCGCCATAAAGATTAAGGTTACCGCTGCCCTTCTTTTTAAGATGGTATCCAAGAGCCATATTGCCTTTGCTGTTCAACGTCTCAAAGGCAATTCGTCCATCCTGGATTATCTGCGCTCCGTTCTTCGTGTAAAGACGAACTTTGTTCCCATACAGGGTTGAGAAATCAGTGCTCGAAGCTGTAGCAGCCTTATAGCGTCCGTACCCAATTGACAAATTTCCATTCGACGTTATCGGCTCAAGAACTGCTTTACCGTTAGCATCAAATATACGTCCGTTTAAAGTGAGATTAACGTTTGATATGAAGCTATCATCACTTATTAGAATTTTGTTGGTGGTTATACCGTTCGAGAAATATATTGGGTTCGGGCTTTCAAACTTGACAACTGGCTTCGTCTGTGAGGTATATACTGTCTGTTCGACATCATCCATTGTCTCACTAGACTCTGTGCCGTCTTCATCCTCGGTTGTGATTGTGGAACTACCAGATGAATCTGAAGTTGACGTAACGCCGGTGAATGCCTTACTGGTTGCCGAGAACTTTGTCAGAATTGTAGTTCCGTCTCGAAGCGATATGGACGCTCCTCCAACTTCCGCTTTTAACTGAATGTTCCCAGCTAATCTATCGCCAGTTCTATCACCAACAATGAGTCCCAGATCATCTGTTAAATTCAAGAAGTTAGTCGCAACTTTTTCAGCGCCATTTACATCTTTGTTTAGCTGATTAACGTCGCCGGTTCTTGCCGCAGGAGACGTTATATTACCAGTAATAGTTGCAGCATGATTCTTTATAGTAACCATTACTCGTTCACCTGGTATAGTATCGGCAGTAGATGTAACTGGTGTCAATATCTCGGACCCATCAAGCTTCACAAACGTTGCATTATTGTACCTAACGGTGGTTCCGTATGCAATCACCGTTTCTTTTGTACGTTTCTTCGTATCATTGGTGGCCTTGGCAAATTGTGATATTAAATAATTAGGCAAACTCATGAAATGTCACCTCCATAGACTAGTTGTGAAAACTGCTTTTTCGGTAACTGGACATCCTGGCTCGCACTTAATATCTTGACTAATAACTTTTGCCTTAATATCAGTCATACCGGCTCTGGCATAGTTGAGTCGAACACAATCCCCAATTCTGACAGGACAATACGCATGAGTATAAGTTACGGTGTACTCTAACGATGACATTTCCCGTAGAAGCCCTTCGGCATACGCCTGTATCTGATTCTGAGTAGGGTCACCAATTATGTCAGGATTAGTAACACGATGCACAATCTCACGTCCACGATTAACAGTCGATATCGGACTATTATCGTCGTCGTTAACTACTTTTGCATAGTAACTATCGTGACCGTTAGAATATACGACTTCTACCACATTGGGAATCCCGTACAAATCATGGTCCATGTTCAACTCTGGGTATAAAATCGAACTATTGTCATCGTCGTAAGTCCAAACGGGTTGTAAAGAGGCCGTATCCTGCTTTGGTGAGAAGAGAATACGGCCCATTTCATCCAGTGAAAACGTATATTTAGCATTTGCGATTAAATCGGTCAAGAATGAAAGCCATGTATCACTATTCGGATCGGCAACAAAATCGTAGTACAAAGTTATCGAAGATACAGCCTCAACAACCGGTGCCCTTGCATGCTCCCGAACAAGTCGATACGCTATATCCATAATATTGCCATTCTTTAGTATTGAATATCCAAGAGGCGGCTGACTTTCTTTTAACTCAAGTAATGGTGTATATGCATCCATAGCAACGTTTTGCATCTTTCCATCAAAACTTGAAGACGGTGTTTGAACCAAGAATGTTCCAAGCGGATGTCTTTCTTTAACCCCATTTTGAACCGTTACGAGGTACACTCGAATGTAGCACTCACCAACGGAATTCGTGACATCAATCGTTGCGGATCCAAGAGTTTCTGCCTCTGCGTCGCGAGTAATACTGCATGATTTAACATTGTCTAGCATCCTGTATTCTTTCCAGGTTGCTGGGTCCACAACATAGTATTCGAATACTTGCTGCATTGAAGATAACCAATCGGCCATGTTATGCACCTCCAGATACTCTTGTTACGGTCAACGTGACAGGTATAGTTAAATCTAAATGCTTTTGACTAAACGACACTACGACATTCGCCCAATACCCGCTTCCAGATGGCTCTCTAACATACACGTCGCCCATCCATACAGCTAAACGGCGCAATGCATACAGAGTCTCTTTGTCACTCTTCGCTATCGATACGTTCCAAGTAGATGTGGTCCCAAGCTGTGTTCCGTAATAGCTAACCGGATGTTCACGACCTATGTATTCGATAAGAGCGACATCTGGTTTGTGGCTATCTGAAACATCAATGTTGTAAGGAAGTTTTAATAGAGATCCTTCCCACGGAGGTTGCTCCATTTCACTTTCTTCTGAAACGTCAAAATTGCTCCACTGTTCATCCCATTGGACCACTACTGACTTTCCATTAACCGGATAACCTGGCAGATCGCAATAGCTAACAGTTCCAGTCGCAATTGTTTTAGCAACTATTCTGTATCGAGCATAATCAAGCGCCGGATGCGGATCAACGATAAATTCGTTATCAGTATTATTAAGGTCTTTAGCTAATTCCGTAAAACTACCGTCGAACTCCCTGCGGTAAACCGATAAAACCACTCCATTAATTAAATTGTCTTCGACATCTTTACAGAAAGGTTTGATGAACGCAGTAAAGTTGTCATCATTAATGCCGACCTCAGCGTTCGGCTCAAACTCCTCATCTGTCCAAGCAACTGTAAATATGAATGATGCGGTTGCGGTTAAGCCTGAGTTCATTGATACCAAACATGTAATCGTGTATTCTATGTTGTTCTCCAGACTCAAATTACCAGCCGACATCTCAACAGTTAAATGTGCGGAAAGATCGAAATACTTAGAGTACACTTCGTCTCCAGCGCTAACCACCTTAGTGTTTCCGGTATTATCAGTAGTCGTATAACCCTCGTTAGCGCTAATTGTTAGATGATATCCAATTGGAGTCTGTGTATTCGGTCCGGCCTCGGCTGAAATATAAAACGGAAAAGTCGTGAGATCATTGAATGGGGTACCATCGGAATCCGTCACTATAAGCTCCAATGTTGGCGGAGCATAAATATCAACAGATCTTTGTATCGACCATTCTCCGTATTTTCCAGTTATACCAGCTGTTCTAACTCTCCACTGAATGGTAACTCCTTCTTTATAACCAGTCGTATCCAATAGATAAGAACTAGTCTTGTCTTTCTCATCGTCGGAAGCAGTATTTTTAACTGTGTATGACTTGGTTACGCCATTGGCGTATATCTCAAGTTCTGCAGATGTTTGGCTAGACCCATCCTCAGAATTATGAACCCAGTATAATATCAAATCTTCACCAGTAACAGCCGTGGTGGTCGAAGACCACGTAGTCGGAGCTGCTGGAAGTTTTCCAATAACAACCGACTTGATCTTCGACCAACCGGAACTACCCTGTTCGTTTACGGCTCTAACTCTAAAGAAATATTCCTCTCCAGATGTAAGACCTGTTTTCTCGTAATGAGTGTACTGGATGGAGCTAACAGTAGTTGTCTGATCTGACCCATCAAAGTAACTTTGCTTGGTAGTATATTCAATGTCATAACTTGTAGTATTAGATACACTCTTCCACTCCAAGTGTACAGACGTCTCGGAACTGGCTTTGCAAACGGTAAAACCGCTCGGAGTTGCTGGTATAGTACCAACATTACTTGAATATTCTGTCCAGTCGCTATACAGTTTTCCTCTAACAGATCTACACCGAACCTTATACTTTGCTCCGGCAGCTACGGTGCAAGAATAAGAAGATTGGGCTGTCTTAATTCTTGCCTGCCCTCTGTTGAATACCGACGAATCGTTCTTTACTATTTGGAATTCAATGTGTGTGGCATTGACATCCAAATTGGTAACTTCGGCAGTAAGCTTGAACTCCTTAATGGAGACGGTTGGGGTAGATGGAGCAGTAGGCGGATTGGAACTAAATGAATATGTCCTTTCCGTCGACCAATCGGCAATCCAATATTCAACGTCTTTGTCATTAACTTTTCTGGTCTTAGCTATCGGCAGAACCTCTACCTTAACTCGTGTCGCGTTCGACGGGGCAGAATATATACTCTGTTTCGAAGTGGTCGTAGAGTCATTCCCGTTAAACCATATACCGTCACCAGTTGCGTAACGCCAGACTACTCTGTATTCCTTAGTGCTAGCTCTTGTCCAAGCCCAGGTGACATACATTATTCTATCGGTATTCGACTGGAGACCAAAGACTACAATTTTGGGTCTGGATGCAGATGGACTTATTGTCGTGTCTGCTGTTCCATTTAACTTGATAATCTGACCAACTACAATACGGTCTGGATTCACGATGCCATTGATCTCGACTAATTTGTTTACATAAGTATAGGTGTTAGAATATCCGTAAGCGCTTTTGTATCGCTCAGCGATCCCAGATAAAGTATCACCTTTCTTTACTGTGTAAGTATCAGCCATATCATCTCCTCCTTTCTACCTTTGCTGCTCTCATCAGAGCCCTAACCGCATCAGAAACATTACTACCGTCGTCATAAGTGATGCCTTCGATGATGGTGGTTCCGCCAGAAGCATTACCAAGATCTTTACGAAGCTGATTGATGGCTGAAACAAGTTCGCCATTTCCTCCATTTTGAACTCGTCTATTCATCATGGAGCTAATGGAGCCAACGTTAGCCAGCACTCCAACAGATGATCTCGAGCTGAACAGTCCGTTAATAGCACTTGCACCTGATTGTACATCACTAAGGTCAAGCACCGGACGAATAACAGGCTGAGTGCTCACGTTACCATCAATCGCATCCTTTATTCGACCGATGGAGTCCTGCAAACCCTTTCTAGCGGAGTTAGCCATTCCAGAACTTACAGAGTAAGCTTTAGTTCTATAGTCGCCTAATGCATTAACAAAGCCCTGTCCTGCATAATCACCAATTCGATAGAAGACTTTAGACGGTGAGTTTTCATCAAGCTCTCGTTCCGCCGCCCTTGCTGCTGCTCTAGCCATAGCTTTAGCCTCAGCTTCAGCTTTCCAAGTGCTATCGGTGATGCCGTTAGCAAATCCCTCGACAAGGTATTTACCAGCATCTTTGAAATCGCTCTGGAGATCTTTAATCTGTTTTATCCCAGATTCAGCAACCTCTTTGAACGACTTCTTGACATCTGACTTTTTGGATTCAACGCCTTTAGTAAGTTGTCCGATCAATTTTACACCTGCATCCTTAACGTCGGTTTTGGCAGAACTGCTTGTAAATGCACTTACAAATGCATCTACACCTTCTTTACCAATGCTCTTTAAAGACTTGGTGAAGTTTGCGGCTATGTTTGCATCTGCTCCGGAAATATCGTCAATCATCTTTAATATCTTCTTGACATTGCCGATTGCAGTCGACAACGAATCGCTAGCTGGCATCCCCTTTACGAACGAAGCTATATCTTTAGCAAGGTCGACGATTTTGTCGCCAAATCCTTCCAAGTTCTTTTTAGCTCCCTTAAGATTAGAGTCTGCTAGATCAGTGAAAGCGTTAACTGCTTTAACCGCACTGGATACGGTGCTAATCTGCTCCTGGCCGAAGGTCCCTAAGTTGGTAACAAATTTTTTCAGGTTCGTACCGAGGGCTGAGAACTGTTCGCTGAAGCCACCAATGCTGTTATCACCAAATATCTTCTTCGCCCAATCAGCCTGCCCATCGATTCCGTTAGCTGTTTTAGCCATGGCTTTCACAGCCTCGGAAGCGCACTTAACAGTATCGATCTGATCATTACCAAAGGTTCCTAAATTAGAAGCAAACTTCTTTATGTTTGTACCTAATGCTGGAAGTTTTGAACCAAACGTAGCAAGGCTATTATCCCCAACGAGTTTAGCTACCCAACCGCCTTCATTGGGGATTTCATCTGCTGCTTCAGCCATAGCTTTTATCGCATTAGCAGCGCATGTCACAGTGGTAACTTGAGCTTCTGTGAATGTTCCCAGATTGGTCGCGAAATCTTTTATGTTTGTGCCTAAGCCAGGAAGGCCGCTACCAAATGCAGCGATGCTATTTTCACCTAATATCTTTCCGACCCAGCCGCCTTCATTTGGAATATCGTCTGCCGCATCAGCTATAGCTTTGACTGCGTTAGCTGCGCATGTTATGGTGGTAACTTGAGCATCCGTAAATGTTCCAAGATTGGTAGCAAATTGATTAAGATTGGTACCAAGTTCGGGTAATTGTGCTCCGAATTTCGAAAGAGCAGACCCTCCAGTGAACCAAGAGGTCAACCCATCGATGATGTTAGCCGCGGTGAGAATTAAGATCACCTCAGCCAGGGCCTTCACGCCCTCCATCACTTCAGAATTGATACTCCGAGCACCATCAAGGAAACCAGAAGCATTCTCCATAAATGCAGTTAGATCTGAACCAATCTGAGGAAGGGCGCTAGTAATACCCTCAGCAACACCACCAACTATTCCACCTATGAACTTACCTATCGCTTTTCCGATAGACAACAACAGGTCGCCACCTTCGTTGATTAGCCATTCCAAACCAGGAATTTGGGCCAGCGCTCCGACTGCGGCCAATACTAGTGACAATTCAGCTACAACAGCACCAAGACCCAAAACACCAACCATTGCCGCTGGCGTTAAAGATGCAACTGCAGCCAAGGCAGCCATTATAGCGGTCATTATACCAACACCAGCGATACCTTTAGCCATTGTTTCGACATCGATGCCCTTAAGAGCGTCTACGACTCCAGAGAAGAACTGCATCAATAAATTGACGGCTGACTTGATAAGATCAGGAATTCTGGAAGCGATTCCATCGATGAGTTTAACAAGAAAGTCAAATATCAAATCAACGATCTGAGGTGTGTATTTGACGGCTGCTTCAAGCACTCCGACAATGAGTTTTAGCACACCGTCAGCGAGAGCTGGTATACACTCGACAAAGACTTCAATCGTTTTAAGAATGATCGTTTTCACTGCATTAGCAATCGAAGAATATCCGTTTGCAATGACTTCGACAAAGGCAACAATACCCTTACCAATTTGTTCTATAATTGCCGGAATAAGAGCTACGATTCCGGTTACGATAACGGCTATAGCTGCCACGATCGCAGTTGCTCCACCAGCTAAAGCTGTAGCCAAAGCAGTAACACCGACAGCTATGGCGGACAAACCTGCGCCTGCGGCGATGAGACCAACGCCTATACCAACCGCAGCAACACCAATAAGAGCAAGAGCACCAGATAAGCCAAGAATGGCAGGGACCAACGGGCCAAGAACAGCGCCGGCTACACCAATTATGGTAAATGCGCCAGCAATGGCGATGAGTCCTTTGGCTATCTCCTCCCAGCTCATTCCGCCTAATATCTTAAGAACTGGAGTTAATACTAATAAAGCTGCTGATGCCACGAGTAAAGCGGCGGATCCTGCTAAGGTTCCATTCATGGCGTTCAGACCAATGGCTAATATAGCCATTGAACCACCAAGGGTTACGAGACCTTTAGCTATCTCTTCCCAACTCATATCGCCCATTGTTCCAAGCGCATTTGCTAAAATAAGTAGAGCCGCCGATACTGCCATCAGACCTATACCTATCCCTGCAACATTCTTAGGCATCAGATTCAACGCTATAGTAACCGCAGCCAAAGCACCAGCCATACCGACCAAGCCTTTTGCTATCTCTTCCCAACTCATTTCAGCAAAGTCCGCCGTTGCTGATGCAAATATCTTCATGGCCGCAGCAATAGCAATCAAAGCCACACCGGTTGACAGAATATGTTTTGCATTGCCAGACAGATTAGTGAACGCAGCAATTTCGAGCATCAACGCACCAATGCCAACTAAACCCTTAGCCATTTCTTCCCAACTTAACTCGGACAAATCAGCACAAGCAGAAGCTAAGATTTTAATGGCTGCTGCAAATAAAATCATCTGACCGGCACCTTTTATGGCGGCACTTCCGCTAGAGCCTAATATCATTGCAGAAGCAACTATAATGGCGGCTAATCCGGCAACGCCGGTTAACCCTTTTGCTATGCCTTCCCACTCGAGAGACGCAAGAGATTTCAACGCCCCAGCTAGAATAAGAACTGATAATGAGAGGCTGACCATTGTAGACGATGCTTTTAATGCACCGCTAAGTCCGCCATTCATCTTGTCAAGTATGGCCATGGAGCCAACTAGGCCACCAAATAATGATGTTATAGCGCCTATTGCGCCCATCAATTTATCACTATCAATCGTTGATACAATTAGAATAGAAACTGCAAGAATTGCAATAGCACCGGCAATCTTCAATAGTGTTTCAGCTTTCAATTGAGTTTGATAAGCCTCAAAACAGCCTCTTATACCATCGAAAACGTCAATAACGCTATCCTTAATATCGCCCAATCCTTTAATAGTCTCGGTCGTGCTTTTAAGGAAATTAATGATACCGACACCAATACCACCAGCAATAAGGCTATTCAGTACATCTAAAACGCCAGAGAAATTAGCACCACCAAAGGCACTAGCTAATCCAGATGCTAATGCTCCGAATAATTTCACTATCGCCGAGCCAACAATCTTGATAATATTCCATATGGAAGACATTATCTTGATAAAGTCGCTATTGGCTAAGGCCGAACTCATGGCGTCAATGGCTGTTACAACACCTTTTCGCATAATATCAGCTACGCTACTAATGCCAGACATTCTTTCTTTGACTCGATCTAATAATCCTTGGAGTGCTTCTAATCCGGGAGATACAATATTCTCTTTGATTATTCCGATGAATTCTTTGAATGCGTTTCCAACAGTTTTGACAACATTGGCTATCACGCTAAATGTTTTGTTGAAGATGTCAGTCTTTTTGATACTATTGTCAAGACCGACTAACCAGTCACCGATTGTAGCGGTCACACCTAAAAATCCGCCGCTAAGATCTCCGAGACCGCTAAACAAAGGTTTTATTGCATTGAATATAGCAACAAAAACTTGCTTAACGATATCAAGAACGGCGAATAATCCAGCGAATGTTCTCTTAAGGTTGTCCGAGGCCGTTTCACTTAATTTAAGCCCGGCTGTAAACTCCTTAATACGTACCGTAAGATTGTATAACTGTTCTGTCGTGGTAGCTGGAAATATCTCTCTAAATGCTTCTTTTACTGGATTAACGACACTAATTACTGCAGTTAAAGAATTTCGTAGAGCCTCTATAAGATTCTCTCTGCCACTAGGTCTAGCCAAAATCTTCTGAAATTCGTCCAAGGAAATGGTTCCATCTTTGACCTTATTTTCAAACTCGGTAAACGTTTGAATTTGTTCAAGGGTATACCCCATTTCCTCTCTTTGATCAGCAGACAGACCTCTTAATTTTTCACCGAATTGGGTTATTGACTCTTGTAAAATATCACTCGTGAGCCAACCCGTCTTCATAGTCTCTTGAAAAGTGGATCCATCTTCCATCATGGCTTCAACATTCACGCCATAGTTCTTTGCTACTGACGTGATTGTGTCCTCGAAACCAGCAGAATCGCTTACACCTTGGCTAAGTAATTGTTTCCATCCACTACCAAGTCCACCCAAGAGTAAAGAGTTTCTTGAACTGGACGATGCGTCTAAAATTCCGCCAAATATATTACTAATTTCAGTTAGTAATTCTTTTGCTTCGCCAAAGTCACCAATTATGATCTCCCAAGATTCCGTCCATCCTGACTGAGCAGTTTCTTTTAAAGTGTCCCATAACTGAGAGAATGTTTTGACTTCTGTTGCTGCTCTGGTGGCGGTGTCGGCCATTGTTAATACATCCGTTATGTTCTTAGCAATGGCTTCGTCACCGTTCGCCAGAGATAGTGCCATCTCTTTGAACGCGTCAGTGTTGTATCCAGTCGTATCTCCAAGTTTTTGAAGCTCTAATACGCTTTCACTGCTGACGTCATACAGATCAGATAAGTATTCAACGGCACCTGTCTTAGTAAACTTAGATAATGCAACTACAAGAATATCGGAAGACAACCAAGCTTCATTGTCTTTAGCATTTAGGATCGATCTGAAGTTTGCACCGTTCTCGTATTGTTCGATTGCTGTGGCAACAGCTGCGTCACCGTCGCTAATGTCTTTTGCCGTCTGCATGATGGCATCCTGAAACACCTTACCACCCATACTGGCGTTTACAACCGAGTTCCAGTCCTGTAATGTAACTGTGCCTGCGGCCATAGCCTGCGATAGCTGATACATTGCGGTGCTGGCTTGTTGTGATGTTGAACCAGAGACGGCTGCCAAGTTAGCGATACCCTGAATACCTTTAACCGACGTGTCAAGATCAAGACCGGCGGCTGTAAAGGTACCAATGTTCTTGGTCATCTCAGTGAAGTTGTAAATGGTCATGTCCGCATACTTGTTCAATTCATCTAATGCGGCATTAACTTCGTCGAGTGTCGTTCCATTGTGCGAGGTATTGGCAAGAATCGTCTGAATAGCGTTGATTTGAGTCTCATACTCTTGGAAACCTGATAGGATGGGATCAATCGTAAGAGCCGAAACAATATTCTTACCCGCGGTAATGGCTGAATCTGTAATTCTGGTAAGGGCTGTTATACCTATCACCTGAAGGGCCGAGAACTTAGTTTTAACCGTTTCTATAGCATTGCTAAGGCCAGACATGTTGATTTTAGAAACCGAGGAATTTAGATTATCGAACCCCTTAGCTGAATCTGAAAATTTTAAACTCTGTTTAAGCTTGTCCAAAGTGCTCAAACTTGTCTTCGCATTCGATTCGAAATTCTTATTATCGAATTTCATCTCGACTACTCTTTGATCGATAACATTGCTCATATTTTGGTAACCTCCCTCCACATGTCATTAGCGATCCTATCAAAAATAGGTTGAATAGCAGGGTTAATATAGTCTCGACCTTGAACCCAGCCACCATTTCGAGTTCCATGACCATATTGCAGAATTATGGCAATCGGAACTCCATTTTGAACGTTGCTATTGTTAAAGGTGAGTTGAACGACTCCCTTTTTGTTCGTGATCTTGTAGTTCCACGATTTGGCCGTGACCCCGGTGTCTACAGGTGTTGCAGACGCAAGGGCGGCCACGCCTTCTCTACCGTATTTGTCAAGATCGCCAAGATGAACCACCTCTTTGGTTTTCTCCAAGAAACTGTTCAACTTGGAAAAGTCGCCCTTGTGTCTGAACGTGATCATGTCACACCTCTTTTACCTTCTTTGCGAAGTCAAGCGAAATCCAACCAGCTCCACTCTTGAGCTTTCCCCAACCGGCTTTGGAGCCGGATCCTTTCGATTCTTTTACAATAGTGAAGATACCTTTACCAGTGCACTGTCCGGTCTTTGCATAGTTCGTTCCAGGACCCTTACGAATGTTTAGATCGTCGATGGTTACCTCAATAAGATAAGGAACCTTCTTGTTTGGCTTTTCAGCAACCGGCTTTGTAACGACACCGAGACGGGTATTGACCTCGGCAGCAATCTTGCCGTGACGTTCATAGAGATAGTCGCCAGGACAAGCTTTGTTAGCAAACCATCTGTGAACGGTCATGTTCTGTTTATCAACCTGACCGATGAGTGACTTGTCGCCTTGCCACTTGAGTTCCTTGATTCCATTCCGTTGACAGATGTCAACCAGTAGATCGATTAAACTGTTATACGCCTTCTTGGTGACTGCATACGGATGAGTCGTATCAGAGGCCACCTCAATGGTGATCGCCCGGTTGTCATTCTTACCATTGCTAGAGCACCATGAACGGTCTTTCTCTTCGACATACATGCCGATCTTGCCGTCACTTCCGATACCATAATTGGAAGAAGCTCTTCGAGAAGTTGGGGCGAAGATATCTCCAAGGGTCTCCACAGAACACTGTCCTACCACGCAATGAATTGTGATGGTGTCGATCTTGTGATTCCGTGGACTTGTCTTGTTAGGGCTAATCTTCGTGTAACTGACTAATGGACTATTACTCATTCTTATCATCCTTTCCATCTGTTCTAAATTGCTTGATGGCTTGGATAACCTTGTCATATCCGACCATGGAGCATAACCAACTGATGAATACCATCATGATGATATACACAATAGTCTGGGCAGTGAACCCAACTCCAGTTAGAAACACATAGCCGACGCCAATTGCAGCCGATAAAACTGTAGCGACTACCCCAGCAAGGGTATTAGCATAATACGTGATTCCACGCTCAGAAAGAATTTTCTTGATTGCTTCGGTTACTAGACCGGTAAGGGTCGATACGACAAGCAAACCAAGCATGAATGTTTCAATATTAACCATGAGAATCGTCCTCCTCTCTTTCAGATTCAGTTGTCATTTCTTGTTCTGGCTCTATTTCTTCATCTTCGCCTTCTGGATTCACGGCGGGAAAATCTTTCTCAACGATCTTGCCTTGATAGTTGCGAATGGCATGTTGTACGGAGTTCTTTATCATCCAAATCGCCCCTCCGCATGATAGTGGTATGGCCACATTTGTACCAATAGAAGCCCACATTGAAGTGTCAAAGCAACTCTCTCCAGTCTGAATACTTACTATTACAGAGCTTATGGTTACAATGGTTGCTATCACAGATTCATAGACATTGTCCGCAATCCACATAACGACCATTGCAACGATGAACAAGTCAGAAAAATAGTTGATCGGTGACTTGTCGAGCTTAACCAACCATTTGTTTTTCTTTTTTATTGAGGTCACCCCCTCGATCCGTACTGTCTTCTACGAGCTGCATTAAGCGCAGCATTGCTCCTCATAATCTCAGACTTACTTCTCTTTTTGGGAGGCGTATTCTTAATGTTACAAACCTCAATTAATTTTAAGAGGCGGTTCAGATGCCACTTCTGATACTCTGGAGGAATGTTCAATGTAATCATCCAATAGTAAATTAACTCAGAAGTGACAACTTCTCGACTGCTCTTATTACCGCTAGGGGTACTGTTTATGACCGTAGCAGACATTGGATCATCGATGTATTCCTTTATTTGGCTCAAGTTTTCATTGGTGAGAAACTGGTATACATTCGGATTCACATTCTGTGTCAAGGTCATACATCTTATGTAATCCCGTAGCTCTTCCTCAGTTTTGTCATTCTTTGAGAGGAAGGCTTTATGCCATCGGGATTCCCATTTTGAAAGAGACACAAGGGAATGCTCCAGTTGCAATGTCTGCTCTTTAACACCGACAAACTCTTGTCTAGATTCATCCCATGCCTCTGCAGCAGGTATCGTAATCTGAAGCACTCCTTATACCTCCATTGTTTTCTGTATTAGTTGTTCTGCGAAAGAAAATTGGACTTATTCTGTACAACGGGAGCCCCGGGTACAATTCCATTAATGAAGTTGGCAGCAGCTTCTGCGTCGGTAGCCAGCTCCATGAACAAAATGGAATAAGCCTCCGTCTGAGAGAAAGCTGTCGAAATCTCGTCGGATTTCATAAATCTCTTACCGTCAAGTGTCTTTTCACCATACGACTTCAGGATGAGATCCTTGAAGATCTTAATGATGGCGGGCTGATCTTTAGCTGCGACGATCTTGTTGATGGTTTCTACGAGACCACCAGCGGTACTCATTTCCATCTCGAGCACTTCGGCCTGGGTAAGGTTGAAGTAAAAGTCTTCGTTCTTTTCGACACCATTGTAGTCGGTGTAAGTAATGTTCTTTTTAATCATTGGATGATTCTCCTTTCAAAAGTAAAAAAGAAGAGAGCCGCCAGCTTTACCTGTTACGGCTCTCAATTTAGGTTTTATTTTGACGATTAGGACTTGGCCATGAGGGTCTTGAGCTCATCCGGCAGAGGCAGACGAGGAGCAACGCCATCATTACCACCATCGGTGGTCGGATCCTTACCATAGAGGATAACCTCAAGAGCTGCGAGCTTGGTCGGGTCAGCCTTGGTAGAGTCGATCACTACCGAAGCAGTAGGCTTTGCACCGGTCACATTAACCGGAGTCGTGGTGACTTCCCAAGAGAAAGTAATTGCTTCCGGGCTATCATTGATGGTGGCGTAAGCCTTCTCAGATGGAGACGCCATAGCACCATAGATGATATGAAGCTTGTAACCATGTGCTTCGCCATCGGTATCGTTACCGATAACGGTACGATAGCAAAGACCGAATGCTTTACGAGTCTGCTGACCGATAACAACGCCGTCAACAAGCTCCTTGGAACCGTCGCATTCTGCAAATTCGTCCGGATAAGTGTATGCTTCGATGGTCGCACCAAATTCCTCTGCAGAATACAGGTTAAGGTATTTCATGTCGTCTGCATAGAGTGCCGTAGCCTCTGCACCGGACGGACTTTCCGTAACTGCAGTGAGACCATTCCATGCGACACCATTGTCGTATACGCCATTGGTCTGGAGATAAAGAACACCGTTCTTTACACCAGTTTCGTATAACCGTTCACCGGTCTTGTCCCATACGATTTTAGACATAGATTTGTCCTCCTTTTAGTAGTATAGTTCGAAAACGTAATAATTGAGATTGTCAGACTTGTAGTGGCGGGCGAAACGACACATCTCCAAATAAGCTAATTCGCCAATTGTCGATGAGTCTGGATCTTCGGTAATCAACGTTACAGAATACCGCCTTCTCAAGATGTAGACAGAATCATTAGCATGCCTGTTCTCGAGGTCACCGAGGGCATAAACGATTGCCGGGTATTTTAATTTAACTGATTCGGGAGGCTGAAAGTACACATTACGACTTTTGAGAATCTTCTCTAATAAAGTCTGCAGATTCAATCTGTTATCCATTGTTGTACACGCCCCCCAGAGTCAGTATTAGTCTAGGGTACTGAACTTCCACGTCTGAGACTTTCCATTTAGCACCCATAAACTCGGCATAACGCATCGAATGGAAATTGTCGATGGCATATGGATCGGCTACAATACTAAGTTGATTGGCGATTACAATATCGTCATTAACTTTATCAGGTGACTGGAGCCGACGAGAGTTTCTTGTCAAATCGCCGTAGTATTTACGTTCTACGATCTGCTCGCTCCATACGCCGGGCGTAGTTTCCACGGTGGTAGCGTAGCCTATTTTTCCACAGTATTTGGCCATTTTGAATTTCCACCTCAGTCAATTAGTCAGCTACTGCTACAAGAGTTGCTGTAGCTGCGGCGCCAGCAGTGGTGCCTGCCTTAGCATACGTGAGGGTGCCCACATTAGATGCTACCGTAAACGCAATCGGAACAAAGTAGTCCGAGCCGATCTGAATGATAGCACGCTTCAGAAATGCATCCTTGAGAGCACTGGTTTTGTACTGGGTGGTACCAGTGGCATCAACATATGCTTTACCATCGGTTCCTTTGCCATAAACAACAATCGCAGCTACGTTCTTGTCTTTCGCCTGATCAAAGATTCTTTCCATAGTAATTTACCTCCTATGTATCTTGGTGTTAATTACGCAGTAGCTTCGTCCATCTCGAGAACAATAGCAGAATAAGGCTTGATCAGGGCGCCAGAGCAACGGGTCTCGATCAGGTACTTCTGCTGGTTGTAGTCGATGTCGAAGTCGTCGAACATGTTGATAGCACCACCCTTATCGGCACCAACATTGTAATCCTTAAGGTTAACAATAATGCCAATCAGATCCTTGCCATTCGGACCCTTGACACCTTCCATAACCGGAACAGTCACGATGTTGCTTACGCGCATAGCGGCAGCGACATCAGATTCGTTCTTGTACAGACGATGGCCCTGGGTGTCCTCAAGCAGAAGTGCATTGGTAAGGAAATCCTCGGTGGTGTAAAGTGTGGGTGTGCCAGAACCCTTGTAGTTCTTGCGAGCCTTAACCGCCGCCTTAATGGTGGCTTTAGCCTTATCATCGTCGGTAGCACCATGAGCGACGTTAACAAGGGTGCGAATCGTATACAGTTCTTCATCCTTGATAACAGGACGAATATTCTGCTCATTGATCTTGTCATCGCTAGAAGCAAGACGACCGTCGCCGATGAGAATTGCACGAGCGATTTCCTCGTCGAGCATCATACGCATTTCGGACTTCAGCCATGCTACAACATCGAAATCGGTGATGTCGATGACATCGTCACGATCGAGCTTCTGCTTCTTATAGATCGTAGTCGGAGTGGTCGTTCTCTTGAGCAGGGAGAATACCTCTTCCTTCTTCAGGTTACCTTTGATGTAACCCTTCGCTCTCGCATCATCTTCGGTGATGTCTGCGAACATAGACTTAATACGAGAGAACGGGGTATGGTGAACTGCATTCATGACAGTAGACACCCAACCAGTCTCACGCTTGATGAATTCCGGCGGATTGTTGAGGGTCTTCGCTTCCGGGAACAGATAATCGATATTCTCGATACCGTATTCCTGAGCGTGTGCGAGGAAGCTCTCCTTGAGAGAACCATAACGCTTAGCATCAGTGATGATAGTATTCATTGCATCATGGCTAAGAGTGTTCTCCTGGGTTTCGGTTTCCTGGTCAAATACATTGTGCTTCATGTCATCGTCTCCTTTTTCATTATTTTCGGACTCGGCATCTTCAAGTGCCTGACCGATCATTGCATATACAACGTTCTTCTGCTTCTCGCTGAGGGTATTAAACACGTCAGCTACAGTCTCTTCGTTTTCGGACGCAGAATTATCCTCGACCTTCTTTTCTTCGTCTGCCATTTTATTCTCCTTCTTGCCATCGGAATGTGACAAAGTCTCATCCTCCTCTAAACTTTCATCTTCAGCATGGAATAGCGTTATGTCTTCTCCTGTGTAGATGATCGCTTCTTCGGTGGATTCTTCATCGTGTTTGATGACTGATTCAATGTAAGCACCGGGGTTCGCTCCAGCCAAAACAAGGCTTACCTCTCGGATAGCCCCATGTAAGACGTTTGGACCCTGCTGCTGTAATTGGTTAGCATAAATCGACAAATGGGTAATATCACCATGTTCTACATAAAGTTTTGCGGTTTTACCGAGGTCGGTATCGTTGAACTTGCCATAGGCATAAACTCCTTCCGGACGATTTTTAAGTAGGACATTACCTACAATCCGATAGGGGTCAGTATGATCATGATTCCACACCAGCGGAACTTTCTCGCCATCGTTGTGCTTGAAAGCATCTCGCCGAATGATTCGACCGTCGGCACACTGCAAATCATTCTTGGTAGCCCAGCCACAAAAATCGAACTGTTCTTCCATTTTGATTCTTTCCTCCTTCTTTATGTTTGTTTGCTCTTTCTAATTTGTTCTTTTGGCAATTTAGCTGCTTTGGCTGAGAATTTGGTCTTCCTCGTAGTAGTCTCACTGGACTTCTTTGTCTTAGCCGGTTTAGCATACTCGGAAAGGATTCTATCGAACTCTCGCTGATAGATTTCTTCATAAGACTCATTAATCGACGATTTTGCCTCTTTGTATGCAGCTCGAGTCGCTTCTATTGCACTCTTTAACTCAGTAGCGACTTTCTCTCGTTTCTGAGAAGCTTCAGCGGAGTTCGATTGTCGTTCCTTCTTAGCGTCCTCAGTGACACTGTCAGAGTCACTCTTAGCATCGCTACGAAGTTTAGCAATCTTCTCATTCCGTTCAGCTATTAATTCGGCTCTCTTCTCCTTGGAGATACCTTTCGGTATTTCTTGAGCCATGAGTTTTTCGATCTCTGATTCTTTTCTATCTGAGATTGCTTTTCTCTTGTCTTTCGACTTGTTCGATAGCTTCTCGTTGAGTGTCTTCAACTTAGCAGCGATCCGTTTTCGTGTTCCTTGAGCATGCGTTCTCAGAACCTCAACTTTCGAATCCTTCTTTTGAGTTTCACTCTCAACCTTGCTCTTCTTCTCAGATGCGATCTGAGACTTGGTATAAGACCATACCTTCTTGCCTTCATCGCTAAGTTTAGAAGTAGACCGTCGACCTTTTAGCTCCCGGTTCTTCATATAATATTCATGAGCTTTTACCGGATCATAATATGGCGAGGCGTAGTGCTGGAGAGAATCGTCATGTTCGGTCATGTCTTTTCCTCCTCATTCTCATCTTCATCCTCTTCTTCCTCCGAATCGTCATTGTCATAATTACTTATGATCTTGTCGATTTCGGCCTCGAGACTGCTAAGTAACTCTTCAACGATACCATCGTTATCAGATGCACTTAACTCAGACTCAGAACCATCAGTGACTCCAGATTCTTGGTCAAGGGCAGGCTGGTCAGTCATTTCTTCTTTAGCTTGAGCAATATTACTATTTCTGAGTTCGTCTGCCTTCGGATCGTCTGCCGGTTTCATGCCGATAATCGACCGAATCTCGTTCGACGTCATAATCTCGTTACGAGTGAACTTATCAGCGATCTCAGCAATATCGTTAACCGGAACAAGCTTGAACGGATCTCTGAAGAACATGATCGATTGCTTCTGCGATCTGGCTGTCTTAGTCAGGAATTTTCGCTTCATCTCATCAACGATAGCTGACACAATCGGCTCGATTGTACGATTGTAGTAATTGAGCATGGTTTTATCGTCAGCGGTTCCGTCAAGAATAGTCTGAGTAATACCCAACTGGCTATACAGCATGTTAGTTAGATACTCAACCTGTTTCATGAGATTGTTTTCAACCGAGCGATTCAACTGGGTAATATGCTCAGTGCCATCGGTATAGGCGATACCATACTTCGAACTTGCCAACTGCATCTCGATAGACTTACGCCTGTCCTCAGCTTGTTTCTGCCTTGCTTCTGTCTTGATGACATACGGAAGCTGAATAATTAGATCCAATTTACCGGATGCTGTTTGCTCATCGGTGACATCCATTAAACTCAGCTTGTGAATGAGGCGCTGCATTGTAGAGTTCGGTTCATTGATCACTGCATATAGCGGATTCTCAACTATAGCAACAGTGCTTTTAGGGACTAAGATGTCTTCTTGTCGACCAATTCTCTCATTATAGACACGAACCTTGACATGCTCCGGTCGCCATTCGATAATCTTCCCAGTACGAATCGAGAGTATCTTGTAAGAGTCTGTATCATCCGGACTAAGGTCTGTATCGATTGGTACCAACGCTACACACCCTTCGTCCAGCATTGACATGACGGCATCTTGCAGAAATGCACGACCGGTTTGATCAATGTTTGCATCAAGGTTAAGACACTGATTCAATCCAGAATCGATTACAGACGAAAAACGACCATTATCATCCAAACGCACATGTTGGATACTAATGGCCGAGGCGTCTAGTGCTATTCGATTGTAAACCGAGGTTACAATTGATCTCTCATTACCTCTGGTGAATCTTGGACGGTCCGGACGATAGTAGTACGCTTCTCCACTCGGTCGAAAGTTAGTAGTCGGGTCCCTATTGTTAAATGCATTCCAGGCGTGCTTTAACCTGGATCTTAATGAGTTCTCCATTTTGAATTCCTCCTTTAAATCATGTCGACAGATTTCTTTCTATAGGCGATTCTACCGGATGCCCAAATCCCGTTCTTAATCTGCCCCATATCATAGCCTCTGTCGGCAAGGGCCATATGAACACCAATTTCTCCACGCTTAGCAACGAATTGAACCACCTTACCGGATGGAGATGTGATGTCTTTGGCAGCCGAATTCATAAGCTCTGCCATCTTTCGGTTATAAGAATTCATCGCTGAGGAACTGATCTTTCCTCTGGAAGTCTTAGAAGAAGGGTCTCTCAGGAGCTGATCGGCATATCGGTCAAGTTCTTTAGACACTTTCTTCTTAGTCTTCGAAACGATCTTGTTGTAATTCTTATTGGCCCATTTGGAATCTTTTCTCTCAAGCTTTTTCTTCCCGGCAGTAGTAAGTGAGCCGTCTTTGTTTTGGTAACGACGAACGCCCCATTTCATACCCGGAATGCCGTGATGACTAAGCTGGCCTGTATTGTAGACCCACAAAAGATCACCTCCTTCACCTTACCGCGAGGGCGGTGATTGTATCGCTGACATCTTTAATACTACCTCGATACTTCTTAATTACCTTACCGCTAGCATCCAGAATCATAGAGTCGAAACGAGAATCCATCATGTTTTTTACCGCCTGTGAACCCTTTGATACTAACGCTGCTCCTTTTCCAGAGGTCGCTAGATAGGATATGGTGGAAAGAGCCGCGGTAGATAACAATCCAGTAGTTAACTGCCGAGCTCGTTCAACATTAACTGAATAATTCCTCGATTTCCCTTCACTCTGCCGCTTTTCTATTCGATCGGCACCTCTTTTACCAAACATGTATTTGTCTCGTTCATAGTATCGATTCTTTCCAGCTTGTGTTAGAGAGCCGTTTCGTCTTTGATAACGTCTAACACCCCATTTCATTCCGAGGATGCCATGGTGTGTTAGCTCATTATTCTGTAACGTATAGTTATACTCCCACATTTTTACCTCCTCACTCAAAAGCTTCTCGATTGATTTTATAAGCGACGAACGCATCCATCATGGCTGCGACCGCATCAATCTTCTGATCATACCGTTTCTTTAAAAGCTTACGGTTACCGTTAGTGTCTTCGAGGGTTATGCAGTTGCCCATAGCAAAGGACATTAATTCCTCGTCAAAGATTAGCATCCGCTCAGAAGCAAGTTTCTTTAATTCGCCAAGCGGAACCGACTCTGTCTTGGAACCTTGAATAACCTTCTCTATACCAAATGGACCATTTTCAGTTTCCCATCTAGCGACAAACTCTTTTGCGTTATATGGGTCAAACCCAAAGGATCGAACATCGTAGCCACACTCGGATATATATGTATCCAAATCGTCGTAGACTTGCATCATATCGAGCACTGTACCTTCAAGGACAATCAGACTACCTTCTTTCATAAACTGGTCATACTTGAACCGCATGGCTGATGGTAGTCTCATTAAAGTTAATGAAGATATGTAGTTACGAGTCTTGACTCCAAATGATCCATTTCCTAACGGGAATAAGAATGTGAATGCACAGAAGTCATCACCCTGAGAAAGGTCTGCGCCAAGCGAACATGGCATACCCCAGAAGTCTCGCTTACGGTGAGTAAGTGTTTCGTCATATGTGAAGTAGTACGTATAACCTTCCATTGGAATGCCGAATCGTTTAGCCAGAATATCATTTCTTGTAGCTGGAGCTTTCTCAGCTCTCTCTACGTCTAACTGATAGGTTTCATAGCTTACTGTAATTCCAAGGTTAGGATTGGCCTTTCTCCACATCTCTGGTCTGGCCACTTCATCAAGGGAATCAAGCTTATACCACCAAATGGAGGTATGAGGATTGACATATTCACCTTTAAGCATCTCCATCAATTCCATTTTGATTGTATCGCCGCTTCCGTTACGTACAGTACCTTCCGAGCTGATCGCTACGATAAGGTAATCGTTATTCAATGTCGAACTCTGTTCCTTAGCAGCACTTTGCTCAAGGGCACCGATAACGTCTTCTCGTACATCACCAGAAAGCCATTCGTCAACCGTGGCAATCTTTACACGGAGACCTTGAAGCTTATCGATTGTCATAGGTCTTACCTCAAGCAATGAGCCAGTGAGAAAATTCTCAATGCCCTTTTTGGTTGAGGCAAGCTTGACACGCTTCGCTTTTGAACCAGTGGTGTTCTGGATAGACCCTTCGGTAAGAAACTTGAACAGCGGCCCTCTCGATCTTGTTATGGCGGTTCGGAACGGTGACATAACCTCGTCTGCCTGCGGCATAGTCGGGGCGGTAGTTACTTGGTGAGTGGTTGAGGTGTCAACATTCAAGAAGTAACTCTGAAGACAGGATGCATACATAGACTTGGCTGCACCTCTAGCTACGATTAGGTACTGCTTGTTAATAAGACGTTTCTTAATTCGCTTATTAACATACCTACCACCATGACCATCTGGAGACGGCTCATAGATACTACGTTCGACATAGTAATACCAACCGAATATTTGCTCTGCCCATAACTTGAACGAGTCAAGTAACTGCAAGTCGCTTCCGTCGGTCAGTGTAAGCTCATTCTCACAATACCGAACGAAACCATCTACGGCTTGATCATCGTAATAGATTCCCGGATTGGTTATCAACGAGTCTATGCGGTTCATCTCCATGGAGATAGTCTCGCAAACTGGTATCTCACCTCGAAGCACAGCTTCTCGAAACATTCCGTAATACTTAGGTGTAGCTGTGTTCGATAACGACATCTAGGTCACCTCGCTCAGAGAACCCATTTAGCTTTTGACAGTGCAACTTTGTTCTTAAGCATTGGTTCTACAATCTGTTTGATTTTGCCCGCGTTGTTATACAATGTTAAAGCAGTGCCACTAACGGCTGCTGCAGTAGTAGCCGCTTTGAGTAAGCCGTTGACGACTGACTTACCCTTGCTAACACTCCCATCGCCAATCATAGACTGATAGTTCTTTTCCATCTGAAGCCTATTAAGTCGTGCTCGGAGTTCAGCATCGCTCATTGTACGGATATTCTTCTTGTTATGTGCTTTTGCATAATCTTCATGTGCTGGTTCACTAGCACTGGACTTTTGTCTCGACTTACCTCGAGGTGTAAGCGACCCATCTCTATTTTGATAGCGCCTAACACCCCATTTCATTCCGAGAATGCCGTAATGTTGTAGATAATTGGTATCCATTCAGGTCTTCCCTCCTAGTAATTAGTTTCACCGGCAACATTAAGTCGCCATTCAAGTTCGCTAATCACACGATTCATCGACTCGATAACGGCTGAGTTAAGAGGCGGGTCGAAGATGAGTTTGACTTTCATGTAGATGTATGTCTTGATGGCTTCAACTTTAGAGTTGTCCGATGTAAAGTCGTTCCATGTAGCATCTTCACCCTCGATTGAGAATCCATCTTCTGGTCCGACCCCAAGCTGTCTTAGAATCATGAATACTGAATTGATGTGCATGATAATGTCGGGATCAAAGTCGTTATAATCCTCAGCAATACCAAGCATCTTCTTGATTGATGTTAAGATACTCTCCATAAAACCCTCCTTCCTTTATCGTTTCCATGGACATGTGTCGTTTCTAGTTCGTTCGACTGGTGGCATGACCAGTAGACTTTCATCGCCATAGTGAATCGCATTGTGAGTATTATGAACTGTTGTTATCAGATACTCTGGATCTGTTAGAAACCTACTCTCGGTCTCGATGTCTTCGGCAGTTATTGGATTCATGTGATGAATAATCACTGGACCATAAATAGCTCGTCCATCTATCCCAAGATCGCATCCGTTATCTCTAAGAATTACCTCATCACGGATACGTTTCCACGCTATAGATTTATAGAATACCTGATTCAAATATCGACTATACCCAAATGTCGATTCACCAACTGAACCGCTGAGTTTCAAATATTGAAACCGTTCTTCAAACGTAGTCAACTTAGATAGATCGGAATATGTCCTAATCATCCGCATCACCATTTCCGCTATACATACGCATAGCGTTCAGCGCATCAGCATACAGCCCTTTCAGTTCCTTCGTTGACTCGAGAGCCTCGGTCTTAGCGGCGATGAGTTTCTTCTCCTCTAGCAGAATCTCTTTTTCGATCTTGGCCTTTGTCGAAGCCAGTTTTAGAAAGTGAGTTGTCTCCTGGGATGAAGCTGTTCCATCAATTAGCCGCTGCTCAACAAGGTCTATGGCCAATGAGATCAATTGATTCTCTCTTGCCTCAGGAGTTAAAGCGGGTCTCGGCTTCTTAGGCGAATCAGAAGGGCGTACACTCTTAACCTTAGCCATCCTTACCGCCTCCTCTCATGCTGTTATTGGATGGTATAAATATGTTTCAACAATACTCTTTGACTGTTTAGATAGCATTTACATGGACTCTCGAAGAGTATTGGGTCCATCTTTTAGCATCATTTGAAAGGAGAGAAAAGATGAACGATCGAAATTTAACTCGTCATATGCAATGGACCCGAGAGTCCATGTAGATGCTATCTAAAATATGAGTCTGAACTGACCCCACGGGGTTAAACTGTTTTTCAAAAATATCCCTCCGGAGAATTTTCAAGGAGAGCGGCGATATTGGCAGGGGGTGCAATTTTAGCGACCCCCTCCCTATGTCAGTTTTAATCAGTGGGGTACGGTTGTAAAAATGATAGTACGATTGTGAAAACGTTTCATAATAAAAATTGTCGTGCTTCAATCGGATTGATTTACAATAACAAGAAGTTATTAATAACTCATTCTTCTTGAACGACTTTCTTATAGATGTCAAGCACATCGATCTCGATGAGTTTATCGATTGCTTTTTCGTTTTCGTTGTCTCTTTCGATGTCAGTCATTTCATCTGTGAAGTTCGCAAGTCTTGCTATGCGAGAACAAGTGTAATAACCTTTTTCAACGTCAAATGCATACCAAGAATCGAACTGACTAAACGGATCGAAAGGATTGTCAATCGTTGTGATTCTACATTTCCTTGCCATTGTTAGTTACCATTTCCTTTCAAGTATTTGGATACAACAGATGTTGATATGCCAAGCTTGTTAGCTATTTCGCCAAGTGACACATCATTTGCTGCTAATGCTTTGATTCGATTGACCTTTGCTGTGCTAAGCTCAGTTGATGCACGAGGAGTTGCTCTTTGTCTAAGTTTGTCACTATCTGCATTATTAAGAATCTGTATAAGCTTATTCTCGGAGATAGCGCCAGCCTGAATAGCTTCCCATTCTCTATCTGTAATCTCGATGTTTCTATCTCTTCTTGAAATGGAACCAACATCAGATCGACTATTAGAAAGAGCTTTTTGGCTAATCTTCTTAAGATCGTCCTTTTTCATATTGGGGTTGGCCAACTTTTTAGCATTTATCTCAGCATTAGCCCTTCTTTGAGCCTCCCTTTCTCTAGTGGCGTTAAGGAGGGCGGTATTTAATTTAGTATTGAGGGAGGATACCTCATTTTTATATACCTCACTGGCCTGTCTGTTGTATTTTAACCCTTCTGTGTTGATCATTGATAATCGAGCTTGATTAGCTAACGACTTCATGCTATTCGCATAATCAGCATAGATGAGTTCCATGGGGTGCCTTCCTTCAGACACTAGGGAGTAAGCATCATTAGTCTCGGCCATCTTCGTACTTTTCTCCATACGGGTATTGACTTTGTAAGAAATGCTCCCATCCTTATTGGTATAGGTGACCTTTCCTGTAGTCTCGTCTACTCGTTTAACGGGATTGTACTTATCGGATGCTTCTTTATCAGCTACATTGTACGTAACTTTCTTTCCATCAGAGGTTCGAATTGTAACGTTACCGGTCTTTTTATCGTAAGAACGATCGGGATAGTACAAATCGTCTGACTTGTTGTAGATAAGGGCGCCTTCTGGTTTCGTAGGATCATACCAGTCTTTACCCTTAGCATTAACTTTAGGAGATCCCTGGCGTTTCAATACAGAAGTCTGACTACTACTTCTAGAAATTAGAGTAGAAGCCCCTCCATAACGAACGTTCCCATTGGAATCAACATGCCTCTGATACTCTCTCTTTAAAGCAGCAATATTGTTGTCAATTTCACTAGCTTTATAGTCAAGGCCATGCTTCTCAGCATCAATTACGACCATACTATGTCGTACTGCTCTAGCTAATTTGTCAGGGGTTGCTCCCGCAAGGGTCATATCAGTAATTAAATTAGAAATAACACCCATTTCATTCTGAGTGTTAGTCATCTTACGATATTCTTGACCATTACGATAATAATGAGTCTTACCATCCGGACCTATTTTAGCTTCGCCACCATACTCAAGCTTAGGGTCAAACCCCTCAAGACCTTTAAGAGATTTTGTAGATGTAATCTTAGTTTTGCCATCATTGGTGGGAATACACATAACTGTATCACCATCAAAATCGGCACCAGATAAACGTTCGGCAACCTTACTCGTAATGCCGACAGCATCACCAACATCTTTGCCTAATATCTTATTGGCTAACGGATTCTTGTTATTTACCGTGAGAATCGGAATCTCGAAAGTTCCGCCATGCGGGTATCGAATAAGGGCAAGCTGGGTGCCATCTGCATAGTTGGGAGCGTATACTTCAGTATCTTTTAGAGTATTGATCGGAATGATGACATGATACTTCTGACCAGGTAGAGAAGCTGCCTTCAAATTAACGGCCGCTGCATCACAGTTATTAGCAAAATCCTCAAGCAGATGCTTTTTGATGGTGGGGTTAGTTAAAGACATAATCTCATCATACTCTTGCTGCTTATCTATTTTTGCTAAGTCAAGCTGTCTCTTTGCTAAAGTTCTAGACTGCTTACTAAGAAACTGTGATGGAAGAGCATTCGACCAATCGGACCAGTCGCCTTCGTCGGCTCTCTTATTAATGAGAGAAAGCTGCTTATTGCCATCTTTGTCTATGTAAGTACTCTGACGCTTGATTGCGGAGCCAAATGGGTTGTCCGGATCCTCCTTAATTTTCTTAAGAACGTCTCTCATGGGCTTGTCAGATGTTTTATTGGTGTTAAATACAACATCAACACCATCTGGCATGTTGTCAGAATAAACGGCCATACCCTTCAAATATCTGTCGTTGTCTACGAGAATACGAACCTGAGAATATCTAGATCCATCAAGAGAGAGATCATCAACACCCCTTCTTAACTCAATAATGCCATCCTTCTGTAAACCAGTAATTCCATCAGGACCGGCTTCATCAGCATAGCGAATCTTGAGTCTCGAAGAGTCCATGCTCTTTGGATATTCGATTTTACGAAATGTGTCACCACCATCATCAGAGTAATAGTCTTTTACAGAATGAACATTTTCGAAATTGTAAATTTCTTTATGCTCAGTTCCCGGAGGACAAAGAACTCTTTGGTTGATCTGTTTACCGGGGTTTGTAACCTGAGGAATGCCCCCTTTGTAAACTGGATAACCCTCACGTTCCAAAATATAAAGAGCTTCATTAAGTCGTTCCTTAGAAATGTTAAGCTCTCTTTCTACACCGGTACCGACATCGATCATTCCTTTTTCGTCGACCAATAGTTTTAAAGAATCTGCAGTCTTCTGAGCCTGTTTGGTTTTCGCTTCTGCTTTCTCATTCAAAAGTGAGCGGACTGTTGATTCATTAATACCCATCTGTCTACCGATCTCAGTAGCACCGAGTCCATCTTCAGCTAAAGATTTAGCTCTAGCTACATCAAGAAGTCTTCTTTCAGATCTAGCTAAAGCTTTCTCGGTTCTGTATTGGGTAGTGGTCAGACCAAATTCGTTCTTAATATTCTCGGGAGTCTCGGCCCAACCGATTTTCTTAAGTTCGTCAATACGGCTAAGAAAATCTTGCCCATGCTGATACGGATTATCCCCAGATCCCCAAGGGTACCGTCCAGATCTTCTTGGCATCCCATAATGCATTAAAATATCATTATCGGGGTTCATAGTTTTAATCCTCCTCTAACGTTTGAATTACTTGGTCGAGATGGACAATCTTGTCCATGATTGCGTGAATATCCTCGGGAGTTGGATTGTGGTAGATGACTTCATCATTCTGATAAAGCCTTAACTCCATACCAATGCTCTCGGGTTTAACTTTGTACTCCAAACAGAATAGAGCAGCATAAATTTCTAGCTGCTCCATGTCAGCTTTGATCTTGCCCGTTTTCAAGTCGTGAATCCTAAGGAAGTTGTCTCTGAAAGATATAGAGTCCGCTGTGCCAAAGAATCTCTCAGAATAGAACAGAACTACCTCGGTCGACATCTTAAAGCCAATGGCATCATTCACATAGGCATAAAGAGTCTTCTTAGACTTGGGCTGCTTGATTCCTAAGTCGATAGTCTCTTTTGCCCAAGCGTGAAGACGTGTCCCCATCTCGGCGGCCTTTTTATTAAGGAATACCTCCATGGCCCTATCGTCGTCATATCGAAGCCAGGTGGATTGACTTGGACTAAACGGGGCGTGGAGTCCGTTAAGATTCGAATGTCTTACGAAGTTCATTTAATACTTCCTCCTTGTTTTCCGGATACACAATTCTTGAAAATGACATGCTATTCAACTGACTAACGTAATACTCTTGGTTGGGTTGCTTCGGTGCGCTCTTACAGCGCTTAGTTTCAAGGACGGCCCATTTATCTTTATAAAGGATCGTCCAGTCTGGAAAGCCTTGAATGTACCCGGAGTCATTCTTGAGAATCACACATCCTGGATACTGTTCTCGGATTTCGTCCATAAGTTCTTTCTGAAACTTGCTTTCGAGTTTTGCCACAAATGAGCCTCCTTTCAAATTTGTTGAGAAACAAAAGAGAAACCGTATGATTTCTCTTCTCATAAAAGGGCATGTTTTTTTCGCGAATGATTCTTAGGCAAAAAGAAGAGGCCATGTCATAAAGACACAGCCTCAACTCTTTTGCTATGGAAATATCAATCTTCCTCGAGCTCCTCGTAATACTTGAACGGGTACTTGACAATGTTGTCGATTGGTACATACGTAAAATTGTCGAGTGACATGTGAAGCGCTCTTGCAATTCTGCTTGCGTTGGAGTAGCTTGGCGTCGCTACACCATTAACATAATGATTGATAGATGCTCGACTAATATCTGTCATCTTGGATAGCTCATCTTGACTAATTCCGCGACGATACAAAATATCAGAGAGTCTAATGCCGAACTCCTTTCTATACTCTTCTTCGGTAAGCTCGGGTCCTTTGGGTAATTTTCTTATTGATTTGTCAAGGCTGTAATAAGAGTGCCTCGTACCATCGGCCATGATCAAGACGAGTTCGAACGGATTGTTCTCGTAAATATCAACTGCTTCCTCGCATAGTGACGGGAAGTAAAAGTGTGCGTCTCTAAAAATTTGTTTCATTGTTGTTCTCCTTTGTACTAAAAATATCAATGGAACTTTATGGAACTTATGGAACTTTATGGAACCCCGGTTTGGTCACTTTTTTTCGCCTATTCTTATATATTTTTAATTTGTAAAGTATTCTTTACTTTTTTATTTTTTTTAGAAAGAATTAAAAAAAAAGTGGGCTTTGACCAAAACCACCTCAAAAAAGTTCCAAAAAGTTCCATAGAGCATTAAAATGGCCTCAAAACACCCTTTTTAAGGCGTTTTTTCATGTATTTTTATGGAACTTTATGGAACTTTTATGGTTTTTTCTGGCCAACTTTGTTTTTCAAAACCGGGCTTTTTCGCCCAAAAGTGGCCAAGTTCCATAAAGTTCCATAAAAACTTCTCACAAAAAAGT